TTATTCCGCCCCCCTAAGCTTTATCATAAGGCTTCCGATCATCCTGTCAGGATTAAAATCCATTTCTATCTCTGAGAGTATGTATCCGCTGTATAAGACCCCGTCTGCCGTGAAATTGATCGTCTTTCCTCCGTTCTCGCTTAGAACAGCCCAAGCGTAAGCCTTGTCTGGCGGAGCGATCCTGCCGCTGAACTGAAATATCTCCGCCGCCTTGCCTGAGATATTTCGCAAAATACCATTCACAGCCTTTGTTTCCTCCTGAATGTAACCTCCGCTTCGCTTAACTCCGTCCATGTAAAATGAACGTGTGCCGATGTCAAGCTTTATCTTTCCCTTTTTACTCACTTATATCCTCCTCACTGCAAATGCCGATACTAAGCTCTGCCTGCCTTTCGAGCCTGTGAAGGGGCAATGTCTGAACTGCGCCTCCAAGCTTTGCGCTCTTTACATTCAGAACCTCGCTTTTTGCAAGCTCCGCCATAACGCTTTCACACTTTTCCTGAAGCTCCTCCATGTCATCGTATTTTCCTGCCTTGCCCATGAGCCGCAGGTCGATATGACATATATACTCAGTGTAAAGCTTTTTGCCGCCCTGCCCAATGACTTCATCGACCACATCATAGCCTTTAAGTCCATAGAAGCCAATTGCTTCCCCACTGTGCAATAGACTGTCAGCCGATGTGTATTCACCCATTGCAGTAAAGCCTGCTCCGTCAAGTATCTTTTTTATCTCTGCCGCCATTTCTGTCCAAACTGTCATGGCTCGTCCTCCTTCCTAATATGCGATAACGGCATTGAATACAAAGCCGTCCTTTGAGAAAAATCTTTCCGCCCTTGAAACTGCGCTGTCACGAAGCTCTCTTGCCGCCTTTATCCTGTTCTCCTCGTCAAAAGCCTCCACCGCCTTGCCCTGTGCCGTAAACATGACCTTGTATTCAGCGGCTTTCAGACAAATAAATCTGTAAAAGACCTCCGCTGCCGCCGCAAATTCGCATATAGCCGTCCCACCCTCAGCGACCATTCGCTCCTGGTCAACAGCCTTTTCCATTTCGTCAGCACACACCGTTATAAGCCCTGCATACACCTCAGCCGACGTGCTGTCAAGTCCGCTTAGCTCCATGAAATTGCTCTTTACATTGTCTTTGCTTATTGCCATTTTCCTGCTCCTTTCAAAAAATATACCCGCCCACCGTCCCTTTTTTCATTATCCTCTCAGCTTACTTTGTAGTTTTCAGCGTCTTTACAGCACCGCTCGTAAGTACAGAGAAACCTGCAAGCACTGAGCAAACGATCTCGTTGCACTGATTAGTAATAAGCTTATCGTAGTCCACGATAACATCTCCTCCAAGCACCATTTCAACAGCACTGCTCTGGTCGATGCCCACCGCAATACCGCCAGTGAGCTGAGGGCATTTTACAAGCGTTACACCATATGGCGTCTGAACTGTGCCGCCTGCCATATAGTCGCCAATGCAGTATTTCATCTCGTCCATAGCAAGGATCTTAGCCATAACATCAGGAGTACAGATCATAGTCGTCATGTTAAACTCGCCCATGGAAGCCCAAAAAGCCGCCAGATCAGCGTAAGTAAGCTCACTGCCAATAAGAGTCTGAGCTGTAATACCTCTTGTTATCTCAGTCATAGCAAAGCTGTTCACATCTCTGCTTATGGTCGCTCCAAGGTTTCTCAGCACCACGCCGAAAGCCTCAAGCTTCTGCTTCCTTACAGACTCAAAAGAACAGTTAAGACGTCTTGCAAACTTTGTAAGAGTCTTACTGGAGGTGCTAAGTCTGACAGTTGTCATAGGCACATTTCCACCCTCTGCCACAACGTCAGTTGAACCTGACTTTGTAACGTTCAGACCTCTGAAATCCACTCCGTCAGTGTATGAAACAGCCGCCGCTACCTTGCCCATGATAGAAGCCTCGTCCATGCCCTGCTTGACAGTGCGTCTTATGTACTCAGGAAAAAGCACTGCCGACTCAGTGGAAATGAAGAATTTCTCCACCCTGTCAGAATTTGCACCCTTTACCTTGATGTCAAAACGCTTGAGCTGTCTTTCAAAAGCGTCAAGACCTTTAAGCTCGGTGTTCTCATAGTTTGCGTCAGGATCAAGCTCAGCCAGCGCCTGTGTGAATGTCTTGCCTGTGATAGAATAAAGTCCCTTTTCAAGTTTGATATTGTTGTACATATTATTTTCTCCTTTTCAATAATAAAATTTGTCCGATTTTTTGTACTGATTTTCGTATCATCGAAAACCATTTGTCTTTTCGGGTGAACACTGTTCGCCCCTACAGTGATGATATCTCATTCTGGCATTTAAACCCCTATCTCCACATTGTCATCGCCCCCTTTCACATCTGTCCCTTACATCTTGTAATCCCCCGTGATAAAGCTCTCCCTTTCGGCTTTGTAGACCTCCTCATTCTCAGCCGCCTGCTTTTCAAGCCTGCCACGGAAGTCAATAAGCTCCGTAACTGTCATAAGCTCCGCAAGTTCTTTCACACGCTTTGCACTCATAAAAGGCTTGCAGAAATAGCTGAGCCTTAAAACGTCCTTTTCAAAGGCTTCCCTCGCAAGGGCAAGCTCATAGCTCTTGTCAGCGCTTTCCTGTTTCTCCCTTAAGGCAAAACGCTTCGTTACCCCTGCGTTCACCTGTGCAGGCACTGCCACGAACGACCACTCGTAAGCGTCAAGCGGCTCGTCAAGAATGTGATAACACAGCTTACCACCGTATTCACCGCCCTTTTCATGGTCACAGCCGCCCTTGTACATATCCGCTCCGCATACAGAGCAAAGCTTCTTTCCCATGGTGCAGCTAACGGATACCTCTTTCTTTATTCCGCCTTGGATCTCGCTTATAAGGTCGCCGTTAGAAGCAGTACGCACCATGTAAGCTTTTGCCATAAGCCTGCGGTAAACCTCTCCGTCTGTCGTAGTTTTCTCAGGCAGAGTTTCCACCCAAGTGTCGAATATTCTAGCAGTCTGCTTTGAGCTTTTAGGGTCATGGTCAAAAATACCCGTTCTGCCCTTAAAAAGCTCCGCAAGCTTCTCCAAAGCGCCTGATGAAAACTTTTCACCATCTCTGTCAATGTCATTGTCACAAAGCGCCACCCTGAAAACAAAGACCTTGTCCTCCGTGAGCGGCTCTCTCGCATAGCCGTTTATCTTTTCAAGCTCCTCGCCTGATACCGTTTTGCTCATTGCATTTCCTCCTTTATAGTTCTTTCTGTTCTTTCTCTTTCTCGTCAATATACTGCCCAATAACTTCTAATATTCGACTTTGTAATGCATAAGAAATTTCAATCTCGCAAACGTCTGGAACGCAAGTCTGCCTTCTTTTAAATTTTAACTTTGGCTTTGTAAAAATCAAAGTTGGACAAGAACTGGAACGAGTGCAAAACCCTTTTAAAAATGTCTTTAGAGGTCTTATTTCCTCTTCAACCTCTTTATATTTTTTGTATTGCTCAACCGTCATTGCTGTCACTGCCTTCATTCATATACTCTTTAAAGATTTTATCCGTGAATCTTATCTCGTAAGGAAAAACTGCCATTATCGACCCATGGCTTTCCATCCATTCATCAAACTTTTGCAGTTCTTCATCTGTTGGCGCATCCTCGGGTCTGCCCTTATCAAAACCCAACGTACAGCCACTTTCAAAGTAACAGCCTGCTAGGTCGGCAGAGCATTCCACGTCATCGCCATATTCACGATATCCCCAAGCGCAATCCTGACAGCACTTCGTGACAGGATCTATACAGCGTGTTGGCAAGTCATGTATATTTTTTTTACTCATTTTCAATCTCCTTTAAAAAACTCTCTCGATTCAAACCATTTATCTTCAATGATATTTCCTATTCCAACAACTAATCTATCTTCCTGTTTTACTCTAACATAATGACCTTTTATATCTTCCCATTTTGAAACGCCCACAACATCCATAATTCTTGCAAGTGCTTCAAGTCCCTTTTCAGAACCTTTAAATGTTGTTCCATTGAAAAAAGCTAAGTTATAACCGCCAAAGCCAGCTCCCCATCCCGACCCTTTAAGTGCTATAAAAATGTAAGACAACAGTGCTCGTCTATTCCCAATGACACATCAGTTATTTGGGCATTTTCGCAAATAGTGTTAGTATTGCTTTCTGCCGAAGATGTGTTTTCATTTATAGGTTTGGACTCATTTTCTTTTATGTAATTGGCGAAGATAAGTTCGCAATTTATTTCATTAAGACGAAACGGACAATTTTCACAAATACCTCCTGTTTCTGTGCAGTGCTTTACTGCTTTCAAAATCTCCTCTTTCGTTATCATATTCTACCTCTTTCTGTAAATAAAACTTCCATTTTATTAATCTTTGCCCAAATTACAAAACCATTCAGAAAAAATCTGAAATGGCAATAATGAATAATAAACAATAAACTGCAATGGCTCCAACGCCATACACAGTGCGATATATAATAAAGCCAAGAGTTTTTCAGAGTTTTTCTCATTTTTGTTGTTTTTAAATATCTTTATTACCTGTGGAATGTGAAGCCAAAAATGTAAAATATTATCTGGACTACACAAATCATCTTTCCAATAGCCATCAGTTATACGCCAATACAATCTCCACATTTTTTCTTTCCTTTCTGTTTGAATTAACGATGTTTATAAATGCACAGCGAAGCCGTTTTAATATGTACACACATGATAATCAAGTATTTTTAATTCATTGGATTTATTAATTGGTCTTGTCGGAAAGATCTTAAAATTCCACCACTCAGAACCGTCATATTCCTCACGTTCAAGCCAAAAGTCTTTTCCTACGACAACTAAATCTGCGGCAATTTCTGCGCAACCAAAACCATTGTCGTAACTAATGTGTTTCGCCTGTTTTTTAAAATCAGCCCAACTATAATAGGTTGCATCTTTTATTCCTACCCACCATACATCGGCTGGGGATTTGCCATTGCGTTCAAGTCTTTCTATTGTCTCTTGTAATAAATTCATTACCATTTTACTCCTTAATGCGTATTTGTACTGTCTTTGAAAAAATGTTTCCTTGCAATTTCTGAATTTTTATGTAATATCTCAAAAACACACATATCATGGAGTTTGCCATCGGACAACATTTCTACCTGATGTAAAGTCGCTATGCGTTCGCCACCGAATTTTTTTACTAATTTTTCGTAGCCATCGACAGCGGGGTTATCTGCATATGCCCAAAACTCAATTCTATTAATCCCTACATGATCCAACAAATATATCAAATGCTTAATGACATCATTTATCAGGATTATATTATTGTTGATAAATGAAATGAGTCCAAGGCTGTCTATACTTTTTGTTATCCAATTGATATGATATGAGAAATACCCCGTTACTTCGCCTTTATCATTAACACACACAAAGTCGTGCCTGTCAAAATTATTTTCGGCAATTGATATTTCCCTGTTGCCGGCACCACTATAATACATATACTTTGGTTGGTACCAAGTTTCAATATATTTCTGGTTAAGCTCTTCTTTATATAATTGAGCCGATTTAAACATCGCTTCCACCTACCATTCGTAATCTATTGATGATTTTAAAATCATTTTTTACTGTTCACATCTTTTCAACACCTTTAGTGTATAATGCCTGTCCGTATGACTCTTTTCAACCTTTCGCTGCTTACCTAAAAGCTGGGTCAGTAAATTAACGAGGTTCTTATTTTCCTTTTTAAATTGAACTATACATTCTAATTCTTCAACTTCGTCTTTATACCGCCTACGCTTTTGACGAATATTCTTAAGCTGTGTGGCTAGCTTTGCACGCTCTTTATAATTAAGATTATCAAGCTCCAGCATATGTAAAACATCTTGTGTTTTCTTTTCTTCGGTTCTTTGTAGTTCTAAGGCAAACTGATATTCGTTTTCAGATTGAATTATCAAATTTAAAAAAGCCGTTATTATATCCGAATTACTAACAATAATCACCTCGTTACTATAAAATTAATAACTATCCCTTATATGTAAAAAGTTTTTCAACTACCTTGAATTGATTATTTTTATTTCTATCCAATGTTCGAGTAAATGGTCTTTCCCATACACAAACGAAGTCGTCTGGCGCTTCAAGCTCAGATATAAAAACCTGATTGTCTTTTCCAATCTGTCTCATGTAACTCCAAAATTCTTCCGAATTAAATTTTCCAGACGTATAACCCGTTGTATTAATGTATGGAGGATCGGCATATACAACCGAACCTGTGGGAATAACCACATCTTTATAATCATTACAAGTGAATGTGGCGTTCTGCAAATTAGCAAAGTCCTTTAATATGCTACGTTTGCTTTGTGCCGCATAATTAGTACCCGTTTTGTTGCGGGCATAACCACTGAAGAATTTGCCGCCGAAGGAACATCCAAACCCCACAAACCCCGTTAATGCTGGGTTATCGTCTTTGTGTTCTCTTATTGATTTATAAGCCTGCTCGGAAATAACTTCTGGCAATTCGTATCCATCCTGCAACGCCTGCCATAGTGCAACCAAATATTTATGATTGTCATTACAAATGACACTTTTGAAATGCGGTGCCAACTTCGACTCGACCGCACAACTTCCACAAAACAAGCTAATTAAGCGCCCGTTACTCTCTCTCTCTCTCTCTCTCTCTCTCTCGATTGCTAACGCAATCGAGGCTGCTATTCGGCTCTTTCCACCTTGATATCTCATCGATTATTACCTCCGAAATTTGCTTTGAAATTCGTGATTTTCCACCTAAGTATTGAATTGCAATCACCTCAAAAAAATAGCGCACCATTAAGGTACGCTATCATTACTTTATAGGTTGCTTCACAACATCACAGATATCTTGAAGCTTTTCTTTTTCATTTTTACTCTTATCATTAATTATATCATATACAACTTGACATATTGTTTTCACGCCTATACCTATTCCAATCTGGCGTGCTCGTTTGAGTTGTGTTGTATATGCCTCAATTATTTTGTCCTGCTCTTTTCTTTTCATATTTGTCCTTTTTATGTAACGGGGCTGAGCCCCGTCTTATCATTCATTACATCCGTCATCGTCGAAGTCGTCATAATCTTCGTCATATTCCTCGTCGTCAAATGGTTCCTGTTCGTCACTAACTTCACCACATCCAACAAAATTGTTTGGTAAAGGCACATTAGAGTCTTCCAATGGAAGTTTTAATGTCTTCAACTTTTCGATCATTTCATCGACAACCTTGTTATATGTCGCCCTTTCACTACAAGTGCGGAGACATATGTCCCCCTTATTCTGACAAGGTGTGATTGAATCGAATTGGCATTTCTTTAATTTCATTGCACAATTCCTCCTTAAATAGAATTATTTTATTAGGTTTTTCAAATAGTATTGAAAAGTTCCTAATATGTAAATTGGTGTATAACGTTTATCTGGCATGAACACGATTTGCAACCCATACCTATGATTAAAACTGTGCAATGATCCGAGATAACTTTTTGAATTATATTCAGACCTATAATTGCTATTCACCAAATCAAAGTAATTGGCATTCTCTATAAAAAGATATTTTGTCTTCGCCTTTGAGATTGCGAATTCTTCTTCAAAGCGCTTTCGCTCTTTTGTAAAATTAATCGCCAGCTCATCCAAGCTTGCTTTGCGTTCTACATAAATCTGATTATCAAAATATAAATCTCTTGGTATAGCCAACTCTTGATTAGCCTTTATATAAAAGCTATAATCTCCGCAACTTAAAGCACGCCTCTCATATGCAATTTTATGCTTGTCAAAATACTCGGTTATATGATCGTTCTTCTTTTCTCTTGTATCTATAAGAACGACCATCATTTTCAAAAGTTCTTTTGCCTCTATATCATTGAATTTATAATCTTCAATAAGCGTCTAAATCACCACCTTTTTATATGAATTAATCCACCACTCCACGGTACCTGGAATGGCTATATACTTGCCGTTATCAAATCGAGTTTTATTTTTCTTTTCAAATCTATCAATTTTAATTAAATCCTTTTCGGCAATTTTGTTGTATTCAAAGATTTTCTTCTTTAGTTTTGCCTGTGTAATCTGCCCTTTAGAAAGCGAATACATTGTAACCAACGGTGAATAACGTGTATTTATATCTAAAATATAAACCACCTTATCTAGCTTTGGATTTACATAGTCAACATATCCCAAAAGTTCATACTCAGTATCCATTCTTTCTTTGAGTGAGAACTCGCATGGAGTAACATATTCTGCGGTCTCAATTATAAACTTGTTTATGTCTACATTTGAAAACTGTTTTGCCGTTTCTTTACCTGCGCATGCACTTGCAACTTTTAATTGCTGTTCATTTAACTCTGACTTTTTAAGCGTACTGCGTTTTCTTAAAGAGTAATAATACTCACAGATCGCAAGTAATTTTCCTACGTCGCCAAACTCTTTAAAGTAGTCAAGCTTGATTAATATGTCGATAGCGCCTCTTCCAATTTTCAATTCGTATAGGTCAACGAGAAGCTCGGCAAAGTTGACATACTTTTTATCTTTAAGAGTATACAAGTTGTCACCGATGCCTTGCCCCAATCCTTTAACCGACATTAATCCCTTATAAATTGAATTTGTATCACGGTCACAGAAATATTTATCTTTTGACTTTCTAAATTTTACACCACAGAGTTTAATACCTCTATTGCGTACACAGTTTGTTATTGATATCGTCTTTTCAATATCGTCATCGAACGCATTAAGTTCCGCTGTTAAAAATTCTAACGGATAATAATGTCGCAGATATCCACAAATATAACCTATCCATGAATATGGTTTAGCATGATTTTCGGAGAAAAGATATTCTGAAGCATCTTTAATAACTTGTAGAAAGTTTACAATAAGCTCCTCACTCTTTTCTTCTGAGGTGTTATATTTTTCTTTCATGGTTTTTATAAAACCTGCTTTGATATCTGGAATAAATTTTTCCGTACCAGTTTTCTTTGCAAATCCACGTCGTACTATGTCAGCTTGTCCCATTGAATAACCGCAAAATCTATGAAGAAACTCTATAACTTGTTCTTGGTAAACTAAAAATCCAAGCGTTGGTTTCAACATTTCATTCAAGGCTTCATGACCATTATCGTGAAACACACCTTTAGCTAAATCATTTCTATATGATGCGCCCGCTGGTCTAATAGCTCCATTACCGACAGAAAGTAAATCCATATACGTCATATTCGGGTTTACTTCTTTAATCCGCTTAATTGTTTCATCACTAAAAAGTTGTTTTAAATACCTAGAAGCCGACTCGGATTCCCATTGGAATATACAAGTTGTATCATCTCTAATATCTTTCCAAACCTCTATGTCGTCTGGTGTATTGTTAGGATTTAATCTTTCAATGTGTGCCAAATCACAAGCTTCATTAATCGCACCAACATTGTCAAGTCTAAGTAAATCAAGCTTAACAAAATTCAGCGACTCGACCTCTTTCATATTAATCTGTGATATAGGATACTCATCAGTGCTACTTGTAAAAGTTCCAAACCAATCATTAAGTGGAAACGGCGAAACCACAACACCTGCTGGATGATTTCCCACGGATACTATAGTGCCGCTAATTGACTCCGCCCACCTAAACAACTCTGGATATTCTTCTTTTAGTTTTTCGTAATCAGCATCAAGTCTTTTGCATATGTCAGCCACTGTATCAAGAGGTATTTCTAAAGCACGACCTACATCACGAATTGCACCTTTTAAAGCCACGGTGTTAAAAGTAATTATATCACAACAGAATAATTTTTCTTTGTTGTAGAGGTAATCCTTTACCTTTGGAATATCTTTCTCATAAAAGTCTGTGTCGATATCAGCCAAAGAAACACGTTCGACATTCATAAACCTTGAGAAGTTTAAATGCTCCTTTATGCTATCAATATCGGTAATGTGTAAACAATACGCAACGACACTTCCCGAGACGCTACCTCTTGCGGGGCCATAACCGATACCGATTTCACGACAATGACGTTTGTAGTCTTCGTCAAGTAGCATAAAATCTATCGCATTATTATGTTTGAATGTTTCAATTTCTTCCTTAATTCTTTGAATGTATTCGTCATAGTTGTCATATTTATCAATACCACGTTCTTTGATGCCCTGATAAATTTTTTGTTTAAAAACCTTTTCGGGATCGTCGTATAAATCTGGATACTTATATCCTTTATCAAGAGTGAATGGTTCAATCATATCGGCGAGAACATTGGTGTTTTCAATGGCTTCAAGATAAACATTCGGAGGTAAAGCCCCCTGCTTTTCATAGGCTTCACATAACTCATCATATGATTTAAAAACGAGGTCACACTGGTCTTCACTTTCAAAATGCACTTTTTTAGCCTTTTGCAATATGGCTCTACTTGCCGCATGCTCCTCATCAATACTGTGAGTATCAGTTCCCGCAATGAGCGGAACGCCAATTGTTTTAGACAAAAACGCAAGTTCAACGTTGTAGTCGCATTGTTCAGCAAATGGATGATGCTGTATTTCCAAAAAGCAACGGTTTTTATTATTCTTTAGAAACCCGATAAATCTATCACGCAGGTCTTCATTAGTACCATGTAGAATACCACCAAGGCAAGCCGAAGTTACAATAATGTTGTCGCTCGTATTAATAAGCTCGTCCATTGTGATTCTTGGCTTAGAATAAAAGTGTCCGTCCTTTCTATTAAAGGAACTGGACACCAAAGCGTTTAATTCATTTTTGCCATCAAAATTCTTAGCAATAAGAATAACATGATAATTGTCGTTAATTTTTTCTTCAATGCCTGCGGTAAGATAACATTCACAACCGTGGATATATTTCATGCCCGCTTCTTCAATTGAATTCTTTTTATGAACCCATTCAAAAACCGAGCCGTGTTCTGCAAATCCAAAAGCTTTCATGCCAAGTTCTTTCGCCTGATTTACATAATCAATATACTTTGTTGTGCTATCAATATTTGTTACGCCATTTGATAAATCAGAGTGAACATGAAACGGGGTATAATTCTTCAGAATAATTCCTCCTCATCAATCGTATAGCAAATGTTTCTAAAGCGACATAAATTGTTACAATAAAAATATTGTTCGTTCTTTTGGAATTTATCGGTATCATAAATATTATCTATAACATTCATAGCCCATTCACAAGACTCTTCATAGTCTTCTTTATTAAAATCTATGATATGTAAATCACCGCTTCGTATAAAGTTCCAACCGATCTTATCTGGATAACGATTGTATAACTTTTTTATCCCCATGCAATAAATGTATAGCTGCTTTTTGTAAAAGTCATAATCCTTAATTTTGGCTTTCTTGATACTGCCATTTTTGTTTAGAGGACTTTCGGCAGTCTTATGGTCAAGAACAACCAGTCGGCCATCGTTGTCGATATATACGAGGTCGATAAAGCCTATAAATTTTTTGTCATGAAAATCACAATCAATCTTTTTTTCAACGCCAACGACACGTTTTATAGGGAACATTTGTTTGCTGAAATTGGAAAAGTATAAAATACCGATTTGATGCAGTTTTTCGGCTCTTTCCTCATCTCGTGAGCCGTTTAGTATAACGGATTTGCGGAAAAGTACCTCAAACTGATTTTTCATATTTTCAACAGAACACTTACCTGTAAAGAAGTTTTCAAGGACTTTGTGACAAACTGTACCAAATTGCCCATAAATATTCTCAATACCTTCTTCGGCGTCAAGATATTTTAATCTCCACTCAAATGGGCATTGAGTGAATGTTTTTAAATTGCTAAAGCTCCAGTTTAAATCATCAAGAATAAAATCATATCCGTTCAATCAATCACCCTTTCTCTACTGCTATATAGTTCTTCCCATACTTGCAAGCCATTGTCTATCGGGGATTTCTTTTCACTAGGATCACCAAGCAAATTTTTTGTGTCATTGATATAATAAAGATTAGTAAATCGTGACAACAACTTCATGTTGTCATTATAATAATCCTCAAGTTTTTTATCTTTATCAAAAGCAATAACCACATCACAATGAAATCCTAATATTAATTTGATCTGTTCGTATGTTAATGCCGAAGTTTCTGCGGCGACTTGATTTCGCATTCCTAGTTGAAATGCTTTCATACAGGATTTAATGCCCTCAAATATAATCATTTCGCCTTTTTCTTTTACATACTTTTGTGCCTTATTTAATTCCTGCAAATAGTCCATACAGCCAACTTTATAGTAATTAATATACTTCGGAATATTTAATTTTTTATATTCCTCATAAATTGTGCGACCCTTTACGTTTATGAGGTTACCATGCAAATCGTACACTGGATAAACAATCCTATCACGCAATGTATCGTATCGAATGTTATACGCATCAATTGTTTTTGAATTTATCCCCTCTTCCTCCCATAGTTTAATTGGGCGTTTATCGTACTGATTATAAACGTCCATGTCAAGTATGGGATGGACAAATGGTTTCGCACGTTTGATTGGTTTGTATTCTTTAAATACTTTAATTGTGTCAGAGACTTGTTGCCTCACAACAGAAATATTACCAAAGTCGGCCGCCATGTCTACTGCGGTTTGATATGAAGTCTTATGAAACATTTGAATAAAGGCGATAAGATCGCCAGATGCATGGCAGCCGAAGCAGTGATAACGGTTTTTAGTTGTGTCAATTTTAAACGAAGGTGTCTTTTCATCATGAAAAGGACATAACCCCACAAGCGTTGTGCCGACTTGCTTAAGATCTACGTATTGTTTTATATAATCCTCTATCCGTATATTTGACTTTATATTTGCAATAGTTTCAGGACTTATATCTTTCTTCATAATTTCCTCTATTAAAACGGTTCCATAGCTGTGGCATGCTGTTTTTCTGTTTCGTCTATACGCATCTTTGAACCGTCAAACACAAAGTCTATATATTCGCTGTCGTCCATTTGCTCGCCAAGTCTGTTTAAAGATATGTTGAGTCTGTAGTTTCCACACTCTTCACCGTCCATGATAATTTCATCACTTGTTTTATTACGCCATGACATACTTACCGAAGCGTATCTTTCAAGCTTATCAGAATCGGCAACTTGGTTCTGCCTATTTAACTGACAGGCCGCAAGAACGGCTAACTCCAAAACTCCCGCAACTTCATTTTTTAAGAAATCGCAACGACCGCCTAGTTCGTTATACAGTGCTGACGAGTCAAGTGTGTTGCCTTTCATATAATCAAAAATTACAAATTGTAAGCCAATTTTATATTTAAGGATATTACATATTGCATAGATTTCTTCATTGGTAAACTGCGGATTATAAATATGTACAAATGGCTGTTCCTGTATCCAAGATTTTGCCTCTTCTATCTTGGCACTTTCCTCTTCATTGTAAAGCCCACTTTTAACTTTCTTTAATTCTACACCTGAAATGTTAGCTATCATTCGTTCTAGGAATAGTCTGTCTGCCATCTCCGTATCAAAATACACAGTTGGAATTCCCATTCTTAACTTGTGAATTGCCTCGTTCATCATAAAACAACTTTTGCCCATTTTCATTCTCGCCTTTAGCAAAACTAATTCCGTTGTCTCATAGGTGAAATAATTATTGATAGTAGGAAATTTTGACGGCAATCCGAACATACCATTGTCTGTACGTCTTTGGAGTACCTCGTCCCACAATTCTCCAATCTTATCACCAAAGATTTCAACCGAGTTTGTTGCCAAAAACTTCTCGGTGATATCGCCGATGGACTTATATACCTTATTATTAAGTTGTTCTAAGTCTATTTCGTCATTGTAACATTCCCCAGATAATTTAGATAACAGTCCGTGAAGTTCACGTTTAAAGGCAAACTCCATTACTTTATTAACAAGCATATTGTATTCCGAAGAAGACGATCGTGATATTGTAGAACTCAGTTCAATAAATTCTTGCATATCTTTTACGTTAAATTTTTCGGTCATACGTTTAACTGCCTGATTGGTATTAATCATACTCTCAATATTAAAGGCATCTATCTTGTCAATACCCTTTTTATAAAGCTCCTGAATAGCCCAATAAATACATCCGTTTTCTTTATTGTAAAAATGATTTGGCTTCAAATGGTCGCTTTGCATAATAAATTCGGGGTGATGTACAAGTGTGGCAACAATACCACTTTCTGCTTCTTTGTCATAAAGAGCTGTTCTAATACTGCATACCCCCTTTACTTAAGAATTTTATTAAAGCCTTTTTTATTTGGCGGCTTTGATTTAAAGGTGGTAGATGATGTCGAGATATTATCATAAGGCAATTTTATAGAAACAGAATTTTTCTCATCTTTATATCTATCATACGCTTCCTTGAATCTTCTATCGTTAATCAGATAGTGTAAACCATAAGGTGATTTTATATTCTTTATTTTCATCTTGAGGTTATATTGTAAAGCAAATAATAGATATCCGCTGTCAACGTTCTTATCAAATACTATATTATTAATTGCCCCACGCAACTGTTTGACAACAACAGAGGGATCTATTATTTCAATATAGAGCTTAATAATTTTGTTTATATTTTCTCGTTCGGCAAAACATTCTCTATGATAATATAGCCCTTTGCTCAATATCATTTTGTTGGCTGGAAGTTTTTTATCTGCAAATTTACAGTGAGCATATCTGCAACAATAAACTTTCTCTTTCATTATTTTTCAACACCAGATTCAAGTAAATATGTTGCCTCTAAATCGGCTTCATGTAATGCTACGACAATAGGGTAATATTCCATAGCTTTACCCAGAGCATTATAGTTTTCTTTTGGTTCCGAAAAACCCATATGCCAACGTATTGCATATTTTTCTTCCGCTGTCAACTTCATAAACTCCATAATCATCATTACCGACTTTTCACCGTGTCCATAAGGGTTCTTGTCGTCGATAATATAAAACGGATATTTCTCCCATACACCATCTTCATTTTTACGGTTGCGCATTTCAACAGCATAGAAATTCGCCTTACAAATATCGTGGAGCAAGGATACAATAATTATAGTATCTTCTCTCGATAGCGTAGATTTCCAAGTCTCTGTTTGGCTTTTTGTCTCCAACATTTTGTATACATTCATAGAATGCTGTAGCAGACCGCCTGGGCACGAGGAATGAAATCTTGTGCTTGCAGGCGCAGAAAAGAAATCTGTCTTGAGTTTAAGATAAGCGATCAGTTTATCTATTCCCTCTCTATGGGTCGATAAAAGCAAACTTTCAAACTCTTGTGCAAGCTCATTATTTATTATTTCTGCCATTTTATTACCTCCTAAAAAAGAAATCAGGTAGTCTAAATTAATAGACTACCTGTAGTAATGATTATTTGATTAGAATGGGAGGTCGTCCTCATCGATCTCTTGTGGCTTATCAGCCTGCTTAGTTTTATTGACAGTCTTGTCGGTAGTGTTATTGTTATTACTCTTCGTTCCGTGTTCTAAAATGTCGAAATCAAAAGCTGTAATCTGCATCCACCATTTTGAATTGCCTTCCTTGTCTTTATAGGAACGATTAGTAAGCTTTGCCTTATTGATATGAATTCTCTGACGGTCTTTTAACTGCTTTGCTTTTTCAAGAGCGCCGCCAAGAAAAACAATGTTCCATGACGAGTTTATGTAATCACCATTCTGGTTTTTCTCGGAAGTCGAGTACCTTGCCCTAACTACCTTTTCTTCAACTTTTGGCTCGAAAACTGTTCCATAAGATTCTGTAATAAAAATCATTTGCTAACACTCCTTTATAAAATGTGTTTATTTATAGACAAATGTGTAATATTATACACATTGTTCTAACCAATAAATTTTATTAAATTTCCAAAGTAATCTGCATTTTCGTGCATTTACTTTCTTGCAATGTTTAGTTTTTGATTGAAAATTTAAAACCAATTGTTCTGGATATAAAGCAGTAACGTATCCTGTATGAGTTTCTCCGTTTTTATATGTATAAGAAACTAAATCTCTATGCCTAATTCCTAACAAATTATTAGTTTTCGCCTTTGATTTCCTTCTCATTGGTTTAATAATCCATTCTTTCACATCACAATTATCAGGAATACAATCTGTAACACATATGGCATCATTGCCGTGGGATTTTTCCATATTCCATTCAATACGTTTATTAGCAGTTTCACCACCATTGGTCAGATGTAATGAACCCAATTCAGAAATCTTTTCTCTTAAATAAGTTTTCCCCTGCATCACATACATTGCATAATCAAATCTTTTTGGTTTAGATTTAATCATATTAAAATACCTGTCTTCAAAATCCCGTTCCCTACCTTCTGTTTTCTGATGGCAGCCAGAGCAAAGTGTAATCAGATTTCCAATGGTATCTGCTCCACCATATTTTCTTGCCCTGATATGGTGTACTTCTAATACACAATTGGATTTTCCGCATTCTTGACATCTGCATTCATCTCTCAGGATAGTCGCTTTTCTTAAATTTTCATCCAAACGGTTAGATTTCTGATACTGCCATCTATAAGGTTTATAATCATCTGTCAATGCACGAATATCTATGCAAACATCTTCAAGATGATATTCCTGAATATTAACCCACTTATTAAGCTGATATAATACCCTTAAAATAGCGTCTTTCTTTTGTTTGATACTTGGCGCTAATCTACAAGTTCTTTTAGAAGATGAACGGTTATTAAATCTGGCTTGCCTGTATCTTTTATGATAACGATGATAACGTCTATGTCCACGTTTTACATCCATGAGATGCTTTACATCCTGGCGTTGCTCAATTGTTCCTTTAAAAACCACTTTGTTTTTGGTAGGACATTTCTGGACAATGGCGAGACCAACATGAGCGGAGCCGTCATCTATGCCGCAAACTATATGACTTTCATCGTCTTCATCAGATTTAACTTCTTTTTCTAATTGTATCACCATAGGATATTTGCTTTTTAATTTAGCTCTGCTCTTTCTGACCAGATACCAGCCCTTATTCACTTTTGTCGGTGTTAATGGCCGATTGTTTTTATCAACCACAAAACAATATTCAATTCTATTTTCCATCTCTGGATACCTTCCTTTCGGAGTAATTTTCGTCTTGCCAATGTCGGAGAGGGCATATGTGTTTCTCTGTTATCTATGCAGGACATTAGCATAGTTTCTTGATTGGCACTCACAGAGCTTCAGACTGACGAGCACATCTGAAGGTGTGTCTTTAACCTTTTCTCTAACGCAGTTCGTATCTGCAACATATCTTTCGATAACAGCAGTCACTGAGGCTTGAAACCTGTTGCTAAGCAAGTGTGAACAAGAAATGTAATCATACATTTGTCCACTTATTTACACTTTTGTCTATAAAATAAACCGCTTAACAATTAGTCCTTTTAAGTTTTTCAAGTTCGTTATGTAAAGCCTCAGACTCTTCTATTGATTTTATGTGATTTGGATTACCTGAAGCAATAAACTTTCTAACCGTATCACCGACCATGGTTTTTAATTCACCGCTCTGCTTGCTGATATTGCATGCAAGCTCAAAGTTTGCTCGGTTCATATCGTTAAGCTGATTTGTAGCTTCTGGCAAGTCTTCGCCCTCGTATAGATAAAGTCCAAGTCCATGTCTACCACAAGCTTTAGTAATAGAACGCTGTACAGCCTTATTTGCATCTGTAGATTTAATATTCTCAGCCTCTATCGCTTTGTTTCTATGATCCATAATAGGAAGTCTTTCGATTGCCTCAATTCCGTTAATTGTTACGCCTGTTTTTACCCAGCCCGTTTTACCGTCATCGAACCAAAATCTGCCGTCAGGATTTTCATATACGCAATATGTAGCATCGGGAAATTTCTTTTTAACCTCTGCCCAAGCACTTGCCCATGACAAATACGAAAGACCGTTCTTATCTGAGACTTTACTAGACACGTCAATGTCATATAAAGTCTTAAAATAATTAGTCTTTCTTACGGGCCTTTTCTCAACCGGTACCGGTGTTTCAACTTTTACTATTTCATCACTCAATATCGTTCTCTTCCTTTCGTTTTAGTGTCCCTGCCCAACAACCCACCACCCTACCCAGCCAACTCCAAATAGAGTAAACTAGAATTATCTAAGTAAGTCGAACCGGAGTTGATCAGAATGAACGAAATAGCAAGGATAAAGAACGAAGTCAGACTAAAGCAATGGGCTGAAATGGTCAGGCAAAGAAATGAAAGCGGCTTGAACGTTTCACAGTGGTGCAGACAGAATGGCATAAATCAGAAAACCTATTACTACCGCCTGAATCGGGTGCGTAAGGCTTTGTGCGGCGAAGTTGAAAAGCATGAGATCGTTCCGGTAAGTACTGAACCGGAAATCGCAGTATCACACGAACAGATATCTTTGTCCGTAGGAAACGTAGTCGTCAATCTGCCCGATGATTTCAATGAGGACACTCTGAAACGGCTGCTGGGAGTTCTTCGATGATAGGTGATGTGAGCCATGCGGAGCATATCTACATTGTGTGCGGATACACTGATATGCGTAAGGCAATAGACGGACTTGCGGCTATCGTGCAGCAGAATTTTGGACTCGATGTTTTTTCAGGAAGCCTCTTTCTGTTCTGCGGGAAACGATGTGACCGCATCAAAGCTCTGATCTGGGAAGAAGACGGTTTTGTACTGCTTTACAAACGCTTGGAAAACGGAAAATACAAATGGCCGAGAGATTCAAATGAGGCTAAGTTGATAACTCAGAAAGAATTTCGCTGGCTGATGGAAGGCCTTTCGATAGATCAAAAAACAGCCATTAAACCTGCAAAGAAAGGAAAAGTGTGCTGAGTTTTCAACAGAAAAAATGAACATATAGGTTGATAATATTTCTATGCCCGAAACGTCCTGAAACGCTGGACTTTTCGGGCTTTTTGCGGTATAATAGATGTAGTGGATTTCTTGTTTTTGGAGGTGAGTACAGTGATAGAAAAAGGTAATATGACAGACGCAGAATATATCGCTGTACTTGAAAAAGAACATCTCCGTTTAAAAAGCGAGATTAAAAAGCGTGATAAGAAAATAGACAAATTAGAGGTCGAAAATGAATGTCTCAGAAAAGATAATCATATCTTCCTTGAAGCGCTGATACTCTCTAAGCATAAAATATTCGGAGCATCAAGCGAGCGAACCGAATGTGAGGACCAGCAGTCATTTTTCAATGAAGCCGAACTGGAATGTGATGAAAAGGCCGAAGAACCTGTAAAGAAAACTGTTAAGGGATATGTTAGAAAAGATCCTAAGACCAAGCGTGACGAGGTGATCAGAAACATCGAAACAGAAATGATCACCTGCACCATTCCCGATGGAGAAAGAAAATGTCCTCGTTGCGGTTCGGAGATGAAAGTTATCGGCAAGAAATATGTTCGTGAAGAGGTAGAGCTTATCCCAGCAAAGCTGATCGTAAAGAAATATTACAGTCTGACCTACGGCTGCAAGAAGTGTGAGAAAAAGAATATGCCTGTTTTTCTTCACGGATTAGTTCCCGCACCTGTGCTCCCTCACTCATTGGCGTCTGCGTCAACGGCTGCGTGGGTGATCTATCAGAAATATGTTAATGCCACTCCTCTGTACCGTCAGGAAAAAGACTGGGAACGTCTCGGATACTCGCTCAGCAGAACGACCATGGCAAACTGGATCATCAGATGCAGTGAGGATTATTTCTCAAAGCTGGTAAGCAGATTGAAAGAAGAAATGCTTAAGCAAAAAGTTCTTCACTGCGATGAAACATACGTTAAGGTCCTCAAGGAAAGAAACGTTTCCTCCGAAAGCAAGCAATATATGTGGGTGTACCGCACTGGAAAGCATTCGGACAGGCAGATCGTGATCTATGACTACAACAAGTCGAGGTCTGGCGACGTGCCAAAGAAGTATCTTGGAGACTACGATGGCTTTGTGCACACCGACGGCTATGCAGGCTACAACAAGCTGACCAAGGTCACGCACTGCAATTGCTGGGCACACGTTAGGCGAAAGTTCCATGAAGCGATGGTAGTGAACAGTGAGGACAGCATAGCAAGGGTCGCAAGAGATTATTGCGATAAGCTTTTTGAGATAGAAGCGAAGCTTGACAGTCTCACGACCGAGGAGCGATTTAACAAGCGTCTTATGCAGGAAAAACCTGTGTTTGAGGCTTTCTGGTCATGGGCTGAAAAAGTCGCACCCACAGTTCTTCCGAAAACGCAGCTCGGAAAGGCTTTTGAGTATGCATTCAAGCGCAGAGAGTATCTCGGGAATTATTTCAAAAACGGCGACTGTGCTATTTCAAACAACGCAGCGGAAAATGCGATTCGTCCATTCACAGTCGGCAGAAAGAACTGGCTGTTCAGTGATACTCCGAACGGAGCAAAAGCCAGCGCTGATATATACAGCATCGTTGAGACAGCAAAAGCGAACAGGCTTGATGTGTTCAAATACTTTGAATTGTTGCTGACAGTTCTTCCGAGCATGGAGTTTCTGACTAATCCGGATATTCTGGAAGAACTGATGCCGTGGAATATATCTGTGCAGAAAATCTGTAAAGCAACATGAGTAATCCTCGAACCGCAGCTTGGGGATCTTTTATTTAGGGGCGGTATGTTATTAGGCGGGAACGTTTTAGTTTCCATAAGGGGTGCAAAATTTCTTTTTGCACAAAATAAAAAAGCGACGCAAACCACGTTAATTCACGGTTTACATCGCTATTTTGTTATGTTTGTTGTGTGACATTTTATTTTTTACCTATGAATATCTTCTTCCATTGTAGATAGGCATTATAGATAATTTTGGGCGTCCCAATTTTGAAATTAAATTCTTCTTCAAACAGTGCTTTTAATTGACTATTTTTGAGAAATTTCATACTCTGAACATTCTGCTCATACTGCCAAAACTTATAAAATAGAGCCGAACGTTTTAGACTTAGCACACTGAAATCTTTTTGAATTATATAATTACAATGACTACTGAGATTCGGATATGATAACTTCTTGCAAGACTTCATAACGAAACTATCATCTACCCTATCATCACCTGGTTTTGGACGTCCAACATTTTTTCTTTTAATAAGATATTTTGAAGAACAAATATCGTAAACAAAATTGTTCTGCAATACCCGCTTATCTTGAAAACTTAATTCACATAACTCAAAAAAGCTCTCTGGATATTCATTAAAAGCAATCCCGTCAACGTAAATAACTTTGTTTTTTACATCAACATTTGCAACTTCAATGATTGGAATATATTCTTCTGGCATGCCTAAATAAATTAGCAGTACGACAAGCATCTCATAAATATACGTTTCTTTAATGTAACTGTCTGACATTAAATATTCATATAGGTCTTCATAGCTTGCAAAAAATTTTTCAAAAAACTTTTGTTCAACATCCATCATATTATAACGGATTGATATAAATTCATCCATATAAGGATAGTCCATAAACGTCAAATAGAGTTTTAGCAATCCTTTCATATTACGAAAGCCGTCATAGCTGTTAATACAACTATTTAATACAAATTTAATCTGATTGACGTTCATTCTCGAAATGTCTTTTTTATATTCCTTTTCTAATGAAGACATTTTGGAAAAGCTGTAGGCATAGTTCTTTAGCAAAGCTTCTGAGCCTGTGTCCTCTACAATTTTATTCAAGAATTTGATTTTTGGTTTTGGATTAAAAAAATTTTGATTTGCATAATCTTCAAAACCATTATCAAATGTCCAATGATTTTGATTGTTAGACATACATAACACCCCTTTACACTCTCATTTATTATATCATATATCTTATACGCTGTCAACTTTACAATTGTCCATCGTCTAATTTGAAATTTTCCTAAAAAGGTCTGTGTTATGTACACCAGCCTGAAACGCCTTTATCACTATGGGCGTTGCGTACACCATAGCCGTAGCTATTTTGTCAAGTTGCTCGTCATTAAATGTACCAAGTTTTTTTAATATTTGCCACTTGTTAATGACCCATTTACTCTCAGCCTCTACGGTAGAATCACGTTTTAAGCCCTCGACCTCGGAGGCTTTGAAAGTAACATGAGTTGGAAGCTCTGAATTATTGCGCTTAGTTGTCAAAGGTAAAACCTCAACCATAGGACTTACTGCATTACCCACATTATTTGATACTATAACTGCGGGTCTCTTACCACCTTGCTGATGCCCAATATTATTTGATAAATCAACAAGCACTAAATCCCCAGTGTAGTATGCTTCATATTTTGACAATACAATTCTCCTTTCTATTAATATTATGTAATGTGAATAATGCAAAAAAATTGATTACATACGCACCCCTGGAAGTAGACGTGCAATTATGTTCAACTTTTCTCTTGGTGTAAATTCAACAAACAACGCATTATCATCGTTTTCTTGGCAATTAAAAATATCGTCATATAGCGTATTGAAATACCAATCTTCAAGCTCGTTACCATAAAGCTCGAATTCAAATATGGTCTTGTCAATAACCAAATGACTACCCTTTACAGGGACGATAAACATCGCCCCCGTAATATCGTCGCAGTCACCATTAATTGTCTTATACAGCCCTTTAATCTCACAATATCTTTTATAGTCCGATCTATCAAAATCTATTGTAAAAATAATAAAGGTATGATTATTATTCACAACGATTCTAACGTTATTTATATAAATTCCGTTAAGACTCATTTCCGTGTTCTTTATTTTCATTAATTCCCCTTCTTTTTTGCGGTTTCAAAGTAGTTGGAAAATTATAACCAACTATATACCCCTCTTTGTCAAAAATATAATCGTCAAGTTTAAACAGTGAACCACCGAATGACATCCAAGCATAACCCTCCTTGTTTAGCTGACGGCGAGCCTCTTCCTCTTTGTTCACGAGTTTGTAATCGTCAGGAAATGGGGTGCCATCGTAGAATGTGTTACTATGATGACACCAATCCAACAGCTCAAGTTGCCTGTCAAGGTTATAAGGCTTAGTTGGTTTCGGCGGAAGTCGTTTAGTAAGCTCAGTTTTTTCGTGAGCTTTTACAATGCCGTAAACTATCCAACCACATAAAAGAAAGAAAAAATCCATATCGTAGCACCTCCATTAATATGTATATAATAACATTATCTTCTACGAAGATTATACCATATATTCCTGTGAGTGTCAACAGAAATTGACATATTAATTCAATGCTTTTGTATTAAAAGACGACGGGTATAAACGATTAAACGATATATCCATTTGGAAAATAAAACTCTTTCTATAACAAAAGCTTCGAGGAAACTCGGAGCTTTTTCAGTCATGATGAAATTTAGTTTTTATTTTGTTTAATATTGACTTTATTGGGTTGTGTTTAGACTGTGATTCTTCAGATTTCTTTTTATCTTTTGGTTGTGGATGTGATAACATGATTTCGGGGTATTTAGACGTATCAATAACAATAGTGTCGGCAGTGTTAAGAGACATATCGAATATTATATCGCCCCGTGTATTTTTTATAATATATTCCGATAGCTGTATGAGTGGTCTTTTATTAAATGTTTCAGCTCTAGCAAATCTTCCATTTATAACTCGATCGAACTCTTTATCATAAACGGTTATATATGTTCGCTCTTTTGAATGTGTTATATCAATCCAAAAATCTTTAATCGGCGTTTGTTGTATTTTTAATTTAGCAAGTATTTTGCTAAATAGTTTACTATATATAAATTTAGCAAGAAAATATGCTATTATTACTGTAGACAAAACCATTCCTATTATGTCAATATAAGTGTTAATACTAATTGGAAAAGCCGAGTAGATATTTTGGAGAATAAAACCATATATGAGAGATTCGGTAAGTATATGTTGACTATCATTTGGGCTTTCTTCTATATAAACAAATCTAAAGACTTTAATAAAAACAAAGCCCAAGACTAGATAAATAATTATATTTGGTAAGTATGAAATAATTTCGGTCAACCGTCATTCTCCTTTTTATTCTTATCAATATCAACAGTAGGAATAGGTGGTCTTTCGCTAATATCGCTGTCGATTGGAACATACGAATAATTCCTTCTAACATTGATTTCCACTATTGGTTCATGTGAAACGCTCTCGTTGATATTCTTATTTTGATTTTCTTTGTTATTTTCTTTAGACATAATTAACAACTCCTATAATATTTTTATTCCATTATATCACATAATATTACAGAAGTCAACAGTTTTATAATTTTTATTGCCGTCTATCCGACAACTACACCGTGGACTATCCAATAACCAGTGTTCACTATCGCAGAACACCAATAAGCAATTATAGTCTCTGAACCTGCCGATCGTTAAGCCGATTATGTATTATGCGACAAACTTACGCCGATCGGTTTGGATGCGGATACTCTCATATTCAAAAAAGTGTGATAGAATTGAATATTACCATCCCCGAACGGGAATTATCAAACCCGTTACTACTAAGTAGTCAATTTATACTTTTTTGCCTGTCATAATAATAATACCTCGATTATGGTATTACCATTATGCTTGCGGGCATACTCAGTGGAACCCTGTGTTTTATGGGTTCACCCGCACCTATATTAATACCCTTTGCACCTAATGCTCCTGCACCAATTGCTCCGCCAATCTTAAGCACAGTGTTAAGGCTGGGTATAAGCTTAGATATTGCATTACCTATACCGATAAGAATGTCTAAGAACGATTTAACCGTGTCTGACTCTAACGCCTTCGTGGATATGTCTTGGAATATAGCACTAAGCTTTCCAAGCTTACCTGTTATAGAGTCAAGTGACTTTTCCATTTCCTCAGAAGCCGAACCCTTGGAACCACCAATGGTACTCATGACTTCTCTTGCTTCGTCAAAATTGGATAATACTGCGGCGATTACGTTAATGCCGTTTTTGCCACCAATTTGCTCAAGCAGTGCCGCCTGATTTACGTCTGAAAGGCTGCTGTATACTTTCGATATCTCATCAAGAATTTGATATGTACCTTTAAAGGTATTATCATTCTTCATGATATCAACGCCAGAAAGAGCAAGTATCTCCTGACGTAGCTTTGCTGTGCCGTTTGCTACATCGTCTGTTTCTTCGCCCATTTCCTCAAGTTCGGCTGTTGCTCCTCTTAGTCTAGCCGAAGCCGTCTTAAGAACAGTGCCCATTTTTTCAGGGTCTTGAACAATAGCATTGCCCGCTGTTGTAAGTGCGATGGTTTCGTCAAGACTGTTTCCTGCGGCAACCAAAGCAGAAGCAGAACGTTGCAAACTGTCGCCAAGCCCAGTAGAAGAAATGGCAAAGTTGTTACCTACATAGTTAAACTTATCTACAATTTCTTGTGCATCGTCTGCGGCAATATCATACGCCTTCATTGTCGAAATGATTGAAGAGGCGGCGTCGGTTACACTTAAATCTTCGGCAACATTGGAATACATTGTTGCAAGTTCGCCGAGCTTGGTTGCGTTTTTGAGGTTATAGCCGAGTCTTGAGAACTCAGAAGTCGAGTCTACCAAGTCACTTATTGAAACGCCAAGCTCTTTTGATTTCTTTGCCGCATTTGTTAAAAACGCATCATATGATGCCGCCGTTTCGTTACTAACCTTTTTAAGATTGACCATTGAGGTATCTACATCTTTGGTTGCTTGGTATATATCTCTCAGTACAGATTTTACATATACCATTGACCTAGTAACGATTGCCCAGCCACCATACTTTTTGAACATGTTAGAAATTAATTCGCCAGCCGTTTTGCCGCCAATGCCCAAATCTTTTACGGTAGCACGCATTTTCTTGAGTTCTGCGTCGGCTTTATCAATTTCTTTCGCATCAAGCAATTCGGGATTTTTAAGTTTGTTATACCATTCATCCCACTGTGTGGCTAAATCAGAATTTTGTTTAAAGGCGTTGCTATTAGCTCCTTTAAATGATACATACTGACCTAAAAGCGTTGAAGTCTTTTTCTCCATTCGCTTGGTAGCCGCATCTACTTTATATGTATTGCTTAATTCGTCGAATTTCTTGGTAGTATTATTGTATTGATTTTGAATAACTTCTAAGTCTGCATAAAGCTCTTTAATTTGCTCGTCTATATTTTTGAAGAACGTTATTGAATTAGCGTCAGCATCAGGATTTAACAGTTCTTGCTTTATACTTTCAATCTGCTCTTGAATGCTAGCCGCCTGAGATTGTATTGCCGAATATTCACTAGATAAACCCAAGTTCTTACTTTGTGATTGCTGTGATTTTGTACCCGATTTTTTTATCAAGCTATCAGCTGTGCTATTGATTGACTTCATCGACTTATCAATTTCTTGTGATATTTGAGACACGGCCTTGAAGTAGTCTTTCAGTTCCTGTGGAGATTGTTCACTTGTGTGTTCTTCAATATTGGCTTTAAACTTTTCTTTCCAATATTGGTCATCCTCAGTGGTATTATCTGATTTATCGCTTTTAGCCGACGGTTTTCTTGTAACTCTCTTTTGCGGGCTTGAAGCTGAATCGGCTGTTGATTTATTTGTAGTTTTCAGGTTGCCTACATTAATATCTACCGTTTCATTCTTCAATGCCTGCCTAAGTTTTTCCAAGGCCTCGGCATAATCAAATTCGCCTATTTTAATTGAAGAACATACTTTTTCAATCTCAGTCTTAAACTGTTCTAAGGCTTCTTTTGAGATGTTACCCGAGCCACCTTGTTGTGATTGTTCGGCTTTATCAATTAAGCCTTTAAGCTCTTCAGAAAGCTTTTTGTTGTTCTCATAGTCTAACTTCGACTTTTCATACTGCTTCTTAAGAGCCTCGAGATTAGCCTTTAACTTTGCACTTTCTTCATCTGTTTTACTATCGGAATCTCCAATACTAGCCCCCGCTACGCCAGCGCTATCTTCGTTACCCTTTACCGTAGCTTTACTGCTAGTCTTGATTTTTTCTTCAAGCTCTTTAATTTTATTATTTAAAGCTTCGACCTGTTTCTTTTTGTTGTTTAGAGAGATGTCACGGGATTTAAACAATCCTTTAATTGCCTCAAATCTTGAAAGCGATACGCTACTCTCACCAACTTCGCCACCCTCTGAAGAACCGATGTTATCAGAGCTATTGTCAGAATCTTGTTGTTTATCTTGCATATTAGCCACGAAATCAGATAGCTTGGAATTTTCTTCTTTTAGCGTCTTATTTTCAGCTTTAAGATTTTTGTAATCGTCAGGTAATTTATTATCCCCTGTACCCTCTTTTTTTGCAGCAAGCTTTTTCTTGTCGTTTTCAAGCTTTGAGTTTTCCTGCCTTAATTCAGACACACGCTTTTCAAGCTGTTCGACGTAAACCTCATTAGAAACTTCTTTTTTTTCAGATTTGCTTAACTGTTTATCTTTGACTTGCTCTTTTTGAGAGACCGTTGTTTCTTTCCAATAATACTCAAAGTCTTCTAACAGTTCTTTTACACGAGCAATGGTAACAACACTTTTATCTGTGTCCCCATCAAACCTATACTTAACCATATCTTTTTTGGAAAATTTGTTAAGCGTCTGCATTAGCGGAATAACATCAGATAATCTCTTGGTCTGTAAGTCTATATCTTTTGAACTAAGTTTACTTGGATTTAATCCCGTAGCATTAATTTTTTTAAATGCTGTTTTTATAGACGTTTGTAAACTTGTTGTATATAGTTTTGACACATCGCCGAAGTTCGCATTTAATGGATTTATCTGCAAGCTATCATCGGGATGCTCTTTGTTGTACCGAGATATAACCCCATTTATTACTTTATGCGCTTTTTGTGCCGCAGTTTCGTAAGACTTTTCAACGGATTTTAACCACTGCTGTTGATCCTCGGATAGCCCGATATCACTATAGCTTAAACCCAGCGATGATAAAGAGGTATCAAATTCAAGTTTACTATTAGAAAGCTTTTGGGCAACATCGTGCATTTCATTTGCTTTCTTTATGTAGTAATTAAGATTATTTTGTACCTGGCCTTTGTTGCCTTTACCGTAAAGCTGATTACTGCTAAAAGTATTAAAGAACTGTGAGAAGTTATAATTGTTTCCGTTGGATTTAAAGGTAGAATTATCAAACTCGTCTTTAAGGCCTTTAACTTTCGCAAAAGCTTTGGTTAATTCTTTTTCAAGTGATTTCTTTAACTTATCTGCCCTAGGCTCTATTTCAATTGTAGGGGTGAAATCTTTCAAAGCCCTTTCCATATCCTTGGTATTAAGGTCGGCATTGACCCTAATATTTACGTCGCCTATATATCCTGCCATTATTCATTCACCGTCCTTATTTAAACTCTATTTTTAAGCCTTTTATTATAATATCTTTGGCAAGCCCGCTAACATAAAATTCATCGTAAGTATCTTTTATAAAATGCTTTGGATGTCCATTAAATTTTCGAGACATATCATTTAGATCTGGAACAGCATTTTGGTCAATCCAAGCCGATAAAATTGTTGGATCAGAACTATAATCAATGTTAGTTCCAAATACGCTATCATTTGGCGGTGCGATATTCGCAAAAGAAAAGTTTCCCGAAATTCTGTAATCCATATTTATATAGTTGCCTCGCTGTTTGACAAAGTAACCATTTCTACCATAGACTCGAGTCTCAGTTCCTTTTTTATCTTCAGCCCATATTCTGTTGCTACTCTTGCGTGGTGCTACTGTAACTTCATTAGAAAGCACCTGAATGTTATCTTCATCGGCCATACCACCATTTGTACCACGGCGTTCATATGTTACTGGAGTGTATGAGTATACATCTTCAACGACTTTATCGTGCATAATTTTTTTAGCCTTTTCTTGAAATTCGCCTTGCATTGTTTTTGACAAAGCGACCCCAACCTTTTCGGCTATTGCTTTGTTGATATTAGCAATTTGTTTTGCCTGTTCTTTTGACAAGCTTTTTAATCTTGGCATAGTTTCACCTCACATTACAAACATAGAAAATATAATTTTGTATTGAAAAAAATAGGTAGGCTATTTTTTATAACCTACCCTCCTTATTTAATTCGTCGTTTATTTTGTCAACAACCTCGTTAATATTGTCAATGCCATATTTGTCTTTATAATATTGAAGTTCTTGGTTGGTCTTTTCAAGTACAACGTCGGCTGGAATATTATAAAGCTCCTTTATTTCGTCCTCACTCATGTCGATACGCTTTGGCAACATATTGATTTTATTCAGCATAGATTTACGCTCGAGTTCTTCTTCTATATATAAATCAAAGTGTTCTTTACAACACGCTATGGATTTCCAAGAATTAATTCGATCGCAATAGTCACAGGCATAATATTGTTTTGGTTGTCCATTGTTGCCCAAATTACATTTGCTATATTTGCAAATATGATTAGCTTTCATCCTTTTATCCTCAATAAAGTAAAGGGCTTGCTTGTTACAAGCCCGATACGTTATTTATTTGCATTTATTATTTTCTGCTTTTTCTTTATTGTAGGCTTTGCTTCATCACACATGATGTCGTCATACAATTTCTTCATGGTGCTTGATACTTCAAATTTACCATAAAGGTTAATAACACTGTTTATTTCCTCTTTCGCCTCTTCTTTTGATAACGACTTTTGGTCGTATTTAATCATCGGTTGAAGTGCAAGATAATGCCCCCAGCAACAAGCGACCTTGCGCCAACTATTTGATTCTTTGGTGCTATCGCAATAGCTACAGGCAGGGTAGTGCGTTCCACACAACCTACATTCATTAAGGTATTTGGTCTTAGGCAATTGCTCTACACCTTACCTTAATCCTCTGGATCCTGATATACAATGAACTCAAAGAGTTCGCCGTTTGCAGTACCCTGGCAAGTATCAACAAGTGTTGTGGCCTCAAAAGCCTGAATTGTCTGGTCACCGCCCATGTCAATATCAAACGTGCCAGAGAACTGTGTTCTTGGAATGATGAACTGACACTTGTACTCATTGTCACAAACGTCGGTAGCAAGACAATCTACTGCAACATAAAGTGTCTTACCAAATACGTCGGACTTATTGATAACCCTAGAACCTGTTGTCTTGAAATCATAGAAAACTACGATTGAAGTTCCAACTGAAATGTTTGTTGTATCAGTAGGAAGTGTGAGCGTCTTTGTAGCTGCTTCGTACTTAAAGTGTGTAGCGTCAGCCTCACCAGTTGACTGTGTATAATGGATAGGCAGAAGCGCACCGTTTGGAGCCATAACTCTGAGATCAATAATCTCAGCACCGACTGCGCCAAGAGCCGTAAACTTTGTCTTACAGGAAGTTGTGTCTTCAACCTTGATAACATCAGGGAATCTAATATTAACATCGCCAACCTCTTCATAAGAACCTGTCTGAGCCGCAAGCAGACCGCCTGAAATCAGTGCAGACTCGCCACTTACAGTTGTGGACTTATTCTTCTTAATCTGCTTAAGAACTCTATCACCTTTACCTGTGATATCTGTTGTATCCTCAGTGTTTGCGATCTTAGCAGACTTAAGCTCGTCAAGCAGAAACTCACAAACGCCAGATACTCTGTCATAACCATGTATCTTCTCAAGGGAAGTAATGGTGAAACCATTAATCTGAATAGCCATAGTTTTTCCTCCTAAAAAATAAAAAAGACTCAAGCCTTGCGGTTGAGCCTATCTCCACGATAACCAATTTAATTTATCTTCTGGAAGTTTATCAAGTTTAACTGTACCAAAACCTGAATAAGCCCCAGTGACCAACTTATCGTATTGGTCTTTCTTTATAACCTGTTTAACACAGGCATAAAAGTTGTAAATAGAAATATTGTTAATACTATCAAAGTCGTAAGGGAAACCTGGGTGACATACCAATGCAACAATTTCGCCGTCTAAGATGTCGTCGGACATTTGGAGCTGTTTGTTACGGCGTTTTGCTATTTCTGCTTTTTCACGTTCACGTTCAAGAATATATTCTTTTGCAGTATTGTTACCCGGCTTACGCTTATATTTTTTTACGTTGAATATTTCGCATAAAGCACTGGATATCTGCATATAAATAAATTCGTCAATAATTTGATTACCCTCGATATCCTTGATAGTTTTTAAGCCATTTTCATTGTCTATGTAACAAGAATTAAAATCTACACAGTCAAAAAGTTCATTTGAGTCGATAATTTGCAGTGTTGATAAAAGGTTAATTTTATCATCATCTGACATATCGCAGGCCATTAATACTTGAGGCTTCACAAATGCGGTATCGAACAATTTCAAGAAAAATTCGTAATCACTGATTTGAGTGAAGTCGATACCCATATCATCAAGTTCAATCATGTGTGCCGATGGAGTTGTCGTAAACATATTGACGAGTTCAGAAATGTTTTTCAATTTCCGATACTCGCCAAGAGTTGGAATTTTTATAGAAATCCAATCTCGTATTTTAAAAGTTTTAAGATCAAGTAGACTTTGAATTGCCATTACATAGCACACCTACTTTTTGACATATCTTCGGCTTTGAATTTTAAGATACGACATCTGTGTCTATCGCCCAAATCTTTTTCTACGTTTGAAATTTCTACAAGCTTCTTCTTGCCGATACCCTTATAATCAATTAGAATTTCTTCAATTTGTTCCGCAATTAAGTCAGGACGTGCCCCACCAAATTCCGTAACCATTTGCTTTTGATGTGAAACAACATAGATTGTTATTATGATTTGCTTAAAAAACAGACTTGAAGTATAGACTTCGGGCACATCTATTTTAACGCAAATATAATTACGTTCCTCATCAATAGTTTCTGGCACTCGGATAAAATTAAAGAAATTGTGGTATATCAAATCTTCAGGATTAGATATATCTTTTTCATTGATAAGCTTTACGATTTTTTCATTATTCACAAACAATGATATTAATTGCTGTTTGTATTTTTTTATTTGTCCAGACGGTGTCATAAAATTGCCACCACCTTTACATAAAGTTCGGCAGAACAATTTTGAGCCGAGTTACATAGTTCAATTTTAATCTTTGAGCCAATGATACCCTCATTGTTGTCGGCTTTGATTTTTATTGTAGAACCCTCATTAACGATAGAAAAATATTTCTTATGTTCGTCAATAACGGCTACATTCCATATCGCTTCTTGCGATATTTCAGAACCATCCTTATCATAGAATACAGCATTAAAACTTTTATAGTATCCGCCTGCCTTAATGGTAGGGGAGCCATCAAATTTAATTGCGCAGTTTATTCCAACCGACTTATCTTCGGTAGGCTTAAAGTAATCCGCAATCATCAATTCGTAGTTATCACGATCGTGCGATCGTTCGGACTTTTGTAGTGTTATGATATACACACCATGTTCATGATTTTCATCATATATTCCGCTTACAACATTACGATTAATAAGTTTGTATGCCGTCGGATTGTCTTTTTCTATATCTAATAAAAAGCGCCTATCTAAACGAAGTTGACGTGTTTCATTGTCTAGGGGTAAATGCAAGGTTAAATTGCCGTCGGTTAAATTTAACGTATTACCCTCTTTGATACCGTCTGCGGTATTCGTTTCAGCATAGCACCATCGACTTATAATTTCGCCATCCTTGTTTTGCCAACGTAAATTAATGTTGCATTGGTGTATAACTCCTTTATAATAAACCGAAGATTCAATATCAACATCAGAGATTAACCAATGTGATTTTTCCCATTCAACAATTTGTCCATCATAGATAATGTCGTTTGGCAAAGCACAAATCGTTTTTACATGGTTATTGCTTCCTGATACTATTACCACATCTTTTTGTTCGCTGTCAATAAGAACACTTTTACGTGAAGGACTGCGCCGTGATTTATAAATGATATTATTTTTGCAATGATTAGTCATTCTCTCTTTTGGGGTTGTGCCATCAGATAAAGTCACCCTGTTATACAAGTCAAATTTATTGATTGCTCTCACCCCCGTAGAATTTGTTCAATCAGGCTAATACATTTAAAGACTTCACTTTTGTAAACCTCATGCGAAATGTTAGGTTCTTTAAGAGACTCAAGTATACATATAATTGTAAGTATTCTCGCATCGTTGTGATATTCGTTCAGTAAATTTTCAAAGCCATGTAGCTCAAAAATTAAACTTGATATGTACGCTTCCGTTGTAGTATTTTGTTCTTCTTTCATCGGAAGAATTTTATATACCTTGGAGATTAAAGAATTCAAATAGTTAATATATAAATTATTATTTGCCATCTATTTTGTCCCCCAAATCACGGAATGAAAAAGTATAATTCTTTATCATGTTCTTTGCTTCATCAACCGCATACTCATGGGTAGAACGAATTTCTTTTAATAGGTTTGCAGGTGAATACTCTGAATAATCTTTAGTGTTTAGTCTGTTCTCGAGATTTTCACAGGAGAATAATTGAGGTCTTAACCATTCGGCAATCATTAACTGATGAATAATGTCAATCTCATCTGCATCAAGTGTGGCATTAAATTGACGCAATTCTTCATTTCGGTCGTCAAGATTTTTACGACATGATTTTCTAAATCTTGCACAAGCTCTGTCCATTATATCAGTAAGCCATTCGTCACGGTCTTCCTTTAAAATATTAAAAAACTTGTACTCTGTTACAATACCAACAAAGCTGTCGGTTATTTCACTATAAGGTGTAGCCAATATCATACACCTCCATTACTCTTCAATATCCAAGTTAAGTTCGCTTTTTAGTAATGCAATTGTTTTACGAGAATCTATCGTACCATCGCTTATCATTTTGCTAGCCTTATTTGCTAAGATTTCTTTAAATCCATCTGGAACGCCTTTTAAGATCTCCAATATCTCAGAATCTGGCTTATTGAATAGGTCTTCATAATCGTCTATTGACGGAATACCATCATAGTAGGCATTTACTCGTAGGAACTTTTTAACTTCAGGGTCTTCAATTGCAATCCAATTCTTTTCAAAAAATGCTCGCTGAGAATTGCGCATAGTTACAAGTTCACCAAGTTCAATGTATTCTACATCTCCTTCGTGTTCCCACTCAATAGTGAAACCCATTTGTCTTGTACTTATATAAATTAGCTTGCCACTAGTCATATTTGTGCATGCTACCATTGTATCAAGCGGTAATTGTTTGTGCCCTACCTTCTTACACTCAGAAGTAGAGGCTTTTTTAGTGGTTGCCCCCTTGGTTGTATTCGATGTAGCTACACCTTTAGATGTTGTACTTTTTGTTGTACTCATATTTATTCCTTTCATTCAAAAAAATGCAGAGAGCATTGGACTCTCTGCATATTAATATTTTTATTATGACATTGAGTAAACGCCGAACTGATCCGCCATTACAATACCAACGCCGTAGCTCTCGCCATAGAAGAACTCCTGTGTAAGATCGGCATTATCGGCAGGATTGCCAAGAATAATTGTTGGCTCACCCTCAGTAACGACCTTAATAGGCTTATCGTCTGTTGCAATAACATAAAGCTTCTTGTCATCAAGCAGGAAATCAGTTGTACCTGGTTTATGTATCTGATTTACCTTAACGCAGTTTGTACCATTAAACTTACCGTAGTAACCAATGTTATACATATCAGACTTAGCCTCGTCAGATACTGTGTCTATCTTTATCTTTCTGAGTGCTGCCTTTGTACCGATGATTGTTGCAGACTTGCCAGTTGCTGCTTCTACATGGTTTACCATCTCAAGCAGACCATCTTCGCTATATGTACCAGCTACAGGGAAATAGGTTGAACCATTGCCAACATATGTACACCAAGCATTATAGATGTCGGCTCTCATCTGCTGTTTGTAAGATTCACTCACTCTGTCGATAAAAGTATTAAAGTCTACACGACCTGAAAGAACTCTATTGAGTTCCTCATAAATCTTAACAGCTTTAAGAGAAGTCTTAACTGTTACATGTTCACCACCATTAAGTCTCTGACGTCTGAGTGACTGAACGCCGTTTGCAACTTCAGAAACAACAAAGAGTGCCTTTGATGGAACGTAGAAGTCATTCTCGTCACCGAGTTTCACGTTTCTATAGTCAACCATATTCATGAAGAACTCGTCACCCTGAATACCGTCAACTACGGTTCTCTGAATAACCTCCTCAACAATGGCAAACACGCCGTTGCATTTACCATCTCTTATATCTTTATATGAAATCTTTGTAGAACCATTGTTAGCGGCAACCAGTGCTTTTCTCAGTGTCTCCATTGAATCGCTCTGTGAAAACTCGCCAACAGGATTACCCTTGTACAGATTTACAGCAAGGGAAACAATTTTCTCGTTTGTATCCATTATAGTGTCTCCTTTCCCTATAATTACTTAACCTTGATAACGTAGTATGTATCAGGGTTTACAATCTCGACAGCAACTATCTTACCAATGGCACCTGTAGCAGTGTCAGTTGCAGTAAGCTTTGTTGAGTCCGCTGTCAGCTTGACGTACTTATCTTTAGCAACTGTGCCGTCAAGTGCCTCCTTAGTTACAGAGAACTCGTCTCCTGTTTCAAGGGCATACACTCTAATCAGTGAGTCAGCCTTATTTGTAAAATCCTCAAGGTTGTGATGTCTCTGCTCGTCATACATAGTCTCTACAGAAGCCACCAGACCAATTGTTGCTCTTGTATCTGCCGCTGTAGGTGCAGTTACCTTATATGTTTCTCTGTTTATAAGCTCGTCTGAAATAGATACAACATTTCCGTTGTCAATAGCAGCCGGATCAGAGCCGCTGTAAAACTTAGCTGAAATCAGCTTAGAACCATCTATAGTACCTGACAGATTATCAGTTCTAACAATAGCGTGTTTTGTTGCCATGTTTTATTACCTCTTTCCTTAATTATTTTCCATACTTATCGTATAATTCTTTGTACCAAGGCTCGTCCACAGACTCTGCTTGACCATTTAAACTAAATGTAACAGTCTTGCTTTCCTTAGTTGCTTTGGTTGACTTCTTGTTTTTCTTACCCAGAAGCATGTAACACTGTGCAGATATTTGTTCAGCAGTCATGCCGTCATGCTCGGATTTAAGAAGTGAAAACTCGTCAACACCAGATAACTCATTCTCGAAATCATTAAATATTTCTGAAGCCGCTGTTTCGACCTTTTCTTTTTCGACAGTTTCTTTGTATTCATTCAGCTCGTCTACCTCTGACTTGAGCTTACTATTTTCTTCTTTAAGTGCGTCAAGTGCAGCCATTTCCTCTGCTGTGACCCAACTTCTAAATACCTCTACATAATTACTGTCAATTGTTACAACCCCAGTCTCGTCAATGGAATACGCAAAGCGTCCCATCTTTGAAGAAGAGCCATTACCGCGTTCATATGAATAAATTGAAATATAAACATAATTGTCATCAAAGTCTTCAAGCCAATAATCTACCGACTTAACGAGATTTTTATCTTCGTCATATTCACTGCTGTCTTTTGGAATTGCATTTTTTATCATCTCTCGCTTCTGATTTACGGTTGCAAACATTGTAACGGGAGCTTCGATTTTAGAAGCCTTAAACTCATCATCAGGCTTAGCCTCGTCTTCGGCTCCTTTAGAATTAGCCTGCATTGTTTCAAGCTGAGATCTAAATGTTTCCTCAGTCATGTCATCTGTGATGTCAAAAGAAATATCGTCGATTTTCATTTTATATTCTTTGAGAATGTTTTCTATAAGTTCCTTATCCATCTGTTTCACATCTCCTTTCGTAAAATCTTCTTTATTATCCGCAAGGTCTTTATTTAATTCTTGCATCATAAAGGACAAATCTTTTTCGGATTCCACAGATTGTGAGAAAGTTTCAATTGTCGCTCTCGCATTTTTCATACCTGTATCAATACCTTCATTCAACAGCGTTACTGCCGCATAGTTGAAATCTGTAATATCGTATACATTATCTGTGGTGTTATAGGAATAAGCTAAAATATTCACTTCCATCGAGATTCTTATTTCATCATAACGATTGAGAATATCTTCGCAATAATTGGAATATTTCTTCCATATATATCCGTCAGCATAAATATAGTTGATGCCATCCTCATTGACAACTTCAAAATTATTTGTCTCTGGAATAACACCAACTGGCGTTTCGGTATATATAATTTTAGCCTCACCGTCGTGTACTTTGTCTTTTTCAATTTCAAAATTGTGTTCTCCAAATTGCGGATCACCATTTTCATCAAAGTACATATACGCAAGTATTGGTGAATTAGCTAAACTATCTTTTTTCTCCTCAAGATTTTCAATGGTAAATTTAGAATTGTTATAATTTATTCCATCGTGACAAATCCGCATACGCAGTTTGATAAACTTGTCCGATTTAAAATCTTTATCTATGGAGTAATTTATAGGCAAATTTTGTTTCTTCGTTTTGTTCACCCCCTCATACAAAAAGTGTTACTATAAACAATCTTTGTAAGCTCGTCTTTTGTAAAGGTAGAACTACAATTGTTTTCAAAAACAAAAATCTTGTTGTCAAAGGTCTGCAATAGTCTAAAACCTTTAGCAACAAGTTTGTTTTTTATATCAATATCTTTTGTATATATAAACTTCATAAGCTTCACCTAGTATTCTTGATTGGAATTATGGTCTCGCGTATTATCACCAGCGTCAGATAACTGCTCGCCTTTTTCTTCCTGAGTTGGCGCACCAGCCTCTACACTAGATTGTGTATATGAAGTTTTAAGAGGTTCAAATTTTTCCTTGATATGTAGTATATCATCCTCAAGAAAATTCATATTCATCATATCAATTGGTGCAACTCCTAACGCCGCACACGCCATAGTTGTTGTTGGTAAACTTGCTTGGGCGGCATTGAGATATGACTTATATGTTTCCTGCTGATTATAATAAGTTACATCCAGAAATTGAATCTTAAATTTGTATCTGCCGTCTATCTGTTTGAGTAGTCGATTTATATTACGTCCAAACTGGTTCATTAGAGCAAAAACCATTTGTTCGTCTGACTTAATAGAAACCGAAAGTGTTGCGGAGGTTTGTTTGTCACCACCGAAAATCAATGAACATACGCCAGCATCATTCCAAAAGGTTTTAGTTGCGTCGCCAACATTGTCTATATCAACATTGCCTGATTTCTGAAAGTCATGGTCTTCAACGTCCATAGGGGTTAGAAATGCACCGATGTTTTCAGGTAATACCTTTAACAAATTGTTATAGTACATAAGGGCGTCTTCCTGCTCCATCTTATAATCGCCGTCTTCCATTGGAATTTTTAATGATAAGATTTTGTAGTTCCCTATTTCAGTTCTAGCCTTTTGCAATCCTTTATAATCATCAATATCAAATATACCCGCAAATACACCAATAAAAGGTGGCATTGGGAAATTAATATCCTCATTCACCTTTAAGCAAAAAGTGCGTTTGCTACTCAAACTTTGCCAACGCATTGAGCGATGTGTTTTATACAGCTCGTACTTTTCAATAAACTCTTCGCCAAACGATTCCAAGTCCTCTTTATGACTTGTAAAATAAGAGAAGTCAAATTGATATAAAAAACATCCGTCCTCTATTCGATTAATTTTACAATAGTCAGGCGGCATTTTTCTTATATAGTATGAGTCGGTCGTTTCGTAAACATAGCCATAGAATACGTCTTCTCTAAAACACGTTGTTAATATTTTAACGGCCTCGTGTTTTAAATTCATTTTATCAATGTAGTTGCAAATCTTTATATATGTTTCTTTTAATTTAGCCGTATCTATTTTTTTACTTTGGTCAAGTTTATAAGGTTCAATAATATATGCCATTGTATGAAGCTTGGCAAAATAGTTAATTAGTCTCCGATAATGTGGGCTTACTTCGTAAAGGTAGATAGAAGTATTTCTCAAATTCTTTTCGTTTGCTTCAGGATCGGTAAACCATTTGACCACATCTTCTTTTTTGTATTTGGTATAATGAATAGAAGATCGATTAATATAGTAATCTTGATTCAAGTTTCTAATTGGTACTTCACCAAGACGTGCAAAGTTACCCATACTTTTATCCCAGACCATAATTTCTTTCTTTTCTGTATTTGGCATTTATTCACCCCTAACTTGTACGCAAAGACGGCGCTCTAAATTCAAAAATGAAATTGTCGTTTAGCTTTGCTTTTTTGTGTTTTACGATAGTCCTCTCTAACTCGGTGGCAAAATAATTACCATAAGCTAGCGCAGAATATCGGTCTTTTCTTTCGTTTCCACGTTCCATAATCTTAATCAAACTGCCGTTTGTTTCATATTTCAGATTGACCAGTTCATTAACCAGCAGGGCAGTTTGTATATATGGCATAAGGATGTTCGCTTTTATTTCTTCGTCCAAACCTCTAAATGTTTTGGATTGCTTTAAAATATCGTCGGCATCCTTTTCGTTAATTAACAGTCTTGTCTTTCCACGCATTAAATTATCTTTAAGAAGGTATGCACAATCACTGTTAAACTTTGCGCTTGCCTTAATACTATAGATAACTTTTCTTGGGTTGCGTGAAGAACCCTTATATTTTTCCGCCATTGCTTCGTCATTCATACAAGTAAAGGCAGGATATAGTTCGCCCGTAACAGGATCGACCAAATCTTTGACCAACTCATCATATACGCCATTACCAACGCCGTTCGTATCTATAACAATGTAGTCACATTCCAAATCTTCAAATAGGCGCCTTATTGTAATTGCTTGTGTTTCAGAGTGACCACCTTCAAAGTTTTCGGAATATACTAAATTTCTAATATACTGGCTATTGCTAGTTGGAAGTAATTGCAATATATGAATAGCTGTTGCATCGTTCTTATTTTTCTTCGACGCCATAACGGCGATGTCCACAGCAAGAACTCTAATCTCACCATTTTTCTTTGTTGGGTTCTTCAAAGCTGGGTAATAGTCTGTTACCGAATGTGGATAAAAAGCAGTCTTTATAGCCCTGGCATCTATCAAACTTGAATAGCTAAATAATGCGTCGTCACTTTCACCATGCCACAAACATCCACTTTCCATGTCCCAAATTATCTGTGAGAAATCTGCCTCAGACATTTCGTCGGCTACTTGTTCCACATTTAATAAACCCTCTTTAATTGATAGTTGGTAGGGGAGTCCACATAAGAAATAACTGCGCTTATCGTCCAACATTGCCGCACAATATGTCTTAGTCTTTTCCCATGACCAATGTTTTTTATAATACGCCGAGGATAAATACATTTCTTTATTACGCTCTTTGTACTTATTATATTGAGCGATATCGGTGTTTCTGAGCTTTTTATATTTATCCTTATTAAGAAATCCAGGCTCACGTTCAGCGGTTAAGAATTTCTTCAGTACAGTTGCAATGATAGTTTGGTCTACCATTCTAAACTCGTCAATTATAAGGATGTTAGCTCGATTGGAACGAGCACTGTCACTTGCGGTAACAACCTTTATCATTGAGGTGTTATGGAATTTTATATAATTCTCAGTGTTGTTATTTTTATAAACTTCTATCTCGTTTCGCAAATTAGCGGAATTAGGATAGAATATCGTCATAATTTTTTCTAATACTTCACACGCTTGCGCACGTTTAGAAGAAGCAATACAAATTCTGGTACCAGGGTACAAGATACATCTAACGCAACAAAATATAGCACATAGAAAGGTTTTGCCTTGACCTCTACTGGCAAGATACATAAAATTTGTATTAAAGTTCATCATGACTATTAAAATCATTTGGAACAATCGTAAATCAATGCCCAAATAATCTTTGACAAACCTATGTGGGTTTGCCCTATAATAAGCGGCACGTTCAATTACCGTCTGCATAGTTTTATCCTGAGTGTATACTTTATCAACTATCATAAAGTATCACCTACTCATCTGCGCCAAAGATTGACTCAAAGTCTATGTCATCATCTTCGGAGTTATACTCAGGTGGAGTAACTGTATATTTTGAAACTTCGTCGTTGTAAAGTTTTCCCCATTTGTTTCTTTTGCCAAACATTTTTGCAAGATGCCCATAGAACCAAACGCTAATATATTTTATAATACCGTCAACATCCTTAAACTCAGGGAGCGGTTCTGGAACTGGTTCTTCATCTTCCCATTTCTTTATAAGTGTTCCAAATGTATTCTCGTCGGCTATTGAAACATCTTTAACCTGTTTTGGCTGTAGCTTTGCACTATCAAGTAATTTGTTGAGCTCATCGGTAAGCTTAGTAGTGTCGTCTCCCGCAATCATTGCTTTATGAGTTTTAAGCTCATTGAAACAAATTCGTTTAATTAAAATTCTTTGCGAAGGCTTTGAACACTCGACCTCTGAATTCCACTTTTCATAAGAAGCCTGTAGTTCTTGATAATCAGAAGCACTTTCCAATCCAGCTCCCCAAAAGTCAATGATTTCATGAGGAACAGTTTTCTCTATTGGTTCATACAATCCATCGAAATTTTCTGTATGCCTTTTAGACATATCTTCTTTAATCGTATCTTGGTAAGTTTTGTTGCTATATGGATAACGATTTATTTTTGTGATATATCTTGAAACACGTTTTTCACTCTCAGATTCTTTATAAGCTATCTCGGCTACTTCTGCATTATAGTAGATATCGAAGTACATACAAATCCTGCGGTAAATGTCCTGATAATCTGAATAATCTTTTGCAACAATGGCCCACATAGCGTTCAAACAATCACGACAATATGGCAGGCGGTGATCGTTACCAGCATATATAACACTGTATGAAATAGGAAAATTTACAGGATTGTTTGCACTGCAATGACAAGAAAGGCATGTATATCGGTACTCTTTCTTTTCGGGAGTCATTACTTTTTCACGTTCTTCGACTATACTTTTAGTCTTAGGTTCTTTTTTGCTTTCTTTTGTAGCGACTGACGGTCTCTTAGATAACGATTGTTTTTGTCTTCCCATACCGTCACCTACTCTTCAAACAACTCGTCGAGGTCATCGGTTTCGTCACGGATTATATAAATTTGTGTAGTTTCTGATGACTCGTGGCCTAATAGACTTTGGATTACAGAAATGTCTTTTCCTTCTTCGACTGCAAGCTGAGTTGCCTTAGACTCTCTTAGAAGATGCGGATGAAAACGTCTGCCGACGATAGGTGTAAATACATGAGTAGCCCAATTGTTTAATGTGTTCTCTGCTATGACTTTTACTTTTCCGGCATATTTAGAAATAAACATGTCTGGGCAATCGTCTTCACCTCTAACTTCAATCCACTTCTTAAATGCATCCATTGTATCCTGTGAGAATTTAAACTTTCTTTCTTTACCAACCGTACCCTTTCCTTTACAACGAATAGTAGGGGTAACATAATACTTAATCTCTTTTGTTACTTCGTTACCATTTTCGTCAATATGGGTTTTGTGTTTTATGGTCGGCTTGATGTTTACAAAATCCTTTTTCACTTGTATGCTCTCAGCACGGCGACATCCTGTATCTAATGTAAATTTAAGATAGGCGACCTTTTGCCAATCACCACGTTTTTCGAGAACAGAAATAAGATTTGCAAATTCCTCTTTCGTCAGTGGTTGCTTCTCGTTTACAAAAGCCTTTGGCGGTCGTGCTATACTCTTATTAATAAAATTGCGAAATTGTGGATAATCGTCCCTATAGTAAACATCTATGTAATTATTAAGCGAGCTAATTGCCGCTCTTTTGTTTGCACAATCTGCACTTGAACAACCGCGGTTGACCATCCAGTTTTGAAAACGCTTAAAGTCTAAAGGTTTAATGTCGATCTGAGATTTGTTATTAAGATTATCTTTGACCCAAATAAACCAAATTTTTAAATTTGACTCATAAGCAATTTTTGTTTTAGGTGATAGCTCTGTGCTGTTCGTTATAAAATCTTCAAATATAAATTTGTTAAAGTCGTTTACTTTGTTCCATTCTTCTTGCGTAACAGGTGGAAGTTTTGATACCTTTGACATAGCGTCTCCTTTCTTTCATTTTAGGTTTTGTTTTTTATGGGTCTACAAAACCTCATAAACCGTACCCAATTGGTTGCGTGAGATTGGACTCGAACCAATAGTCTCTTGCCTATGAAACAAGCGAGATACCTTTTCTCTACTCCGCAATGTAAAGGACGACTATTGCCGTCCTCTATCTGTCGATATTAAGACACTGAAAAGGAGATTTGAATATGCTATAATTAGTTGTTTCTGACAAAATCCTTGAGCACAGAATTCATCTTGAATCTGTAACTCTTGTAGGCTGGAGCAAACATCTTCTCACCAGTCTTTGGATTATGTCTATTGCGTGCCGCTCTAACAACTGGCTCAAGTTTTCCAAGCTCCATAATTCTTACTTCCTCATTTGACTTGATAGCGTCAACGATTGCCGCAATTGCTGCATTAATAGCAGCCTCAGAATTTTCTCTTGTAAAGCCAGTTCTCTTTGATACGGCTGTTATAATATCTTTCTTTACCATTTTATTTTTCCTCACATTCTAAATTAATTTAAAGACCCAACGTGGTACGCATTGCTAGGAGGCGTGTTGGGTTCCTGACGTAATCATGAAGATTACAAGTCTTCAATGAATATTTAATTTTTTGATCGCCCATACAGATTATTGAGTGCGCTAAAATTTCACTGGGTACATACTATCTATGCCATGTTCGGAGCATACACAAATTGTCTGACTCGGCAAACCACTAAGACGCTTTTGTATCGTATAGTCATCGCCACTTCCGCACAAACAACCGCTTTGCACAATAACAATCCCATTGATTTCATTGTACGCCGCCGAATGTCTATGACCCATGACTATTGCATACGGGATGTTTCCAACCATACTACATAGGCGCATTATGCCTGTCTCATTTGGTGTATCATAGTCGCCGTGTACAAGAAAATACAATTTGCCGCATATCTTAATACTTGCTATGCTTGTATCAAAATTGTAGTAAGTTTGAAAACTGATATTGTCAACATTGCTTAATGACTTTTCCATTATGAACGAAACGATGTCGTCAAGCCTTTCGTCATGAAGTGCTTCATCTTTTTTGTCAAGACGCGAATGATTTCCTGATACGCTTGTGACTGTGACTTTTGCAAAATGATTCGACAGTTCATATACGAATGAACTCAATAACTCAGACACACCTTTAATCTGCTCTATGACATTTTCACGGTTAGCAATTTGAATCGACTTATGTATTGAGCCAGAAATTATATCGCCCAACATTACGACGTGAATATTTCTTGCCTTATGACGTGATCCAATGCTTATAATCTTTTCGAGATATTTAGCAAGATAGTTTTTGCATATGTCAGAATTATACGTCCCAAAGTAATTGTTGTAATTAAGCCCATAGTGAATATCACTAATTGTAATAAGCAAATCTGAATTGCCTCTAACTGTTACAGGTGTGGTATGATTGCTAAAATTCACTTTACCCATGGAGACAAGCTGTTCTTCAAGATAATCTAATTTTTGCTCAGTTCTTGCCGCAATGCGGTTCTGTTTGTTCCAAGCGTTTCTTTCATCACGGAATTTAATCTTTTCTTTTTCAAGCTCACGTCTTTGTTCTGATATTTCCGATAAGACTTCTTCATTATCAGAAAACAGTTTCTGATTGCCTGAGAACATTTTTTCAAAGCTCTGATATTTTTTGCGGTAAGCAGACTCGGTATAGTTTTCACCAAGTAATTCGTTCAACACCCTACCTACGTCGCTCCATGTACCAATTTCATCTTTGTGACTACAGATCCTGAATATCAATTCTTCAGGGCTTTCGTTTTCATAACGTTGATATTTATAACTCATATATCCACCATTTGCCCTTAGTTAATGTAGTCAACTTCACGAATCCGTTTTAGCGTAGATAACACCTTGCGTGTAGGCTCAGCATATATTTTACCACGCTTAGCCTTTTTACTTTTACCAGTTCTTGCAACGCACAGGTTCGGTATAGTCTTTCTTAATTGTTTTTCTTCCCACTTGTTAATTTCAATCATTTATCTAATCCTTTTGTTCTATATTTTTGGAGATATATCCTAACTTATAACTGCGCACTTGATAAGATTATAACGCTAGCGTAGGACAGCCCGTTCTTTGTATATTGACTTTTCCTCTCCATAAGGGGTGTAATTTTTTGAAATTTATATACAAAAAAATCCCGCAAACAATGTAGATACGTCGTTTACGGGGATTTCGTTTTAGTTTTGTTGTACTACACAAGATACTTATTTTTATAATATGCCCTCAGTCTTGCCGCATTTCTTGCATGAATTTTGCACTCAGGACAGTAGGCTTCACGATGGCATCTTGTACTTACTGTTATGGTTTTGCCACAACCTGCACATTGAAGAATCTTGGTATTTGCTTTGATAGACTTCTTGTTTTGACATTTGTTGCAGTAAATTTGTTTCGGGTTTTCACGATAAAATCTTTTCTGACAGTGGGCACACTGGATATAATTTTGTGATAAATTGTTCGACAAATGTTCGTACACAACTTCGCCAAACATTTCCCAAAATGCTTTTTTCTTTTCAACACGTCTACTGTGAAATAAATCCTCTACAAGCATATCTACAACATCGTCAATGTTATGACCGAGCATAAGCATTTCTTCTTTTGCTTGATCGTATACGGCTTGGTAGTTGAGTGCCGTTCCATCTGAGTCGCAAAACCTTAGATTGCTTGATATATCCCTAAAGCGTTGAAGCACATTCTCATCGACTTCAATTTCTTCGTTTTTTAGCAGAAATCTATAATCAAACTTTCCAACATTGTCGTTCTTAAAATTAAAGTTAAGCTTTTGTATGGGGGTCAACGACTTAATTCTGTCAACCGTGTTTAAACCTCTTTCTTCTACTTGATTGATTTCTTTGCCTTTAGCATATTGAAAGAAATGTGGAACTCTGCTCTTGACGTGCTTAGAAATAATTTCGTTTACCCAATCAGGACGAACGGGTTTATACAAGGTCTTGGCGTAGTCTATGACGAAGTTATTTTCCATACAAAGCCATTTAACAACATTGATTTTTTCTTGGTCGATTACTCCGCTATTCCAAACCTTGGTAATGGCGTTGCTTATTTCGCCAATATTGCCACCAGTGTAGGCACATATTAATCCATCATACAGGCTATCGGGAGTAAGTTCTTTTGCCCCCGCCTTAGCCATGTTATAGAAGAGCGGTACTATGTCATACTTTTGCAAGTTTCGTTTAGCAAGGTTTATTAGTGTTTCATCTGGAATCACCAATAGTTTGTCTCCGTCGTTGTCGAACTGCAAAACTTTCGATATGCAGTCGGCGCAACTTGTATAGATTGCATCTGTATTAAACCAACTGTCAACATGACGATTTGTTCTTATGGCATGTTCGATGTAGAGGTGTGGTGAACGTAAACAATCAAGCTCAATATTATCTTTGAACAGTTTGCAACTTACTTCACCGTTGTTTAAAAGTCCTTTAGGATTTGATATATGTAAGAATAAATATTCGCAGAACGCATAAAGGTCTGGAACAACAAACGTATATTTACCGCTTGTTTTGAATTTAGCCGCCCACTGATCGGTCTCAAGGCTATGTTTGATGTCTTTAAGGGTGGCACGAGAATATGGGTCTGATAAAAGCTCGGGATATAACTTAAGACATTTTTGAAAGCCGTTCATATTTTTGTTGTAGCTTGTAGCTCCGAAAACCTTGAGCATTGTTGCTTTATCGGTTGCGAGGTTGCGAATATCATTCATGCTCTTATGGGCAAGTGCGGCTATCTCATTGTCAGTGGTATCAATTAGTGTCTGTATCATTTGGTAGTTGATCGTTGCACATGGGATGTATCCTTCTTCTATGTTACACTTACCTGCGGTGCTTCCATATTTCTTGAAGTTGTTTTTATATTCACCCCAGTTTGAATAATATTTCCACATTTTGAACTGACTCTTGGTAAATATGATTTTGATATTTTCCTCAAGGATATTATGCTTATCGCCGTAGACGTCAGTAATCACGGGGTCGCAATTATTATCCTTGATAAACTTCACAAAGTCAAAACTTGCTAGTAGACCTTTGACCCATGGCAATCTTGTCATGAAATTTTTTGTACTCAGTTCTGGAAGTATCATTCCACAGCCATCGGTGTGCGTGATCGGTATATTCATTTCTTGTCTTTCAATCCTATAGGTCTTATCGTCTATAAAATCAACCGTACCATGTACAAGAGTTTCAAAGTCGTCAACTACAATACACTCATCAATGTTGAAGTCACACCATAAATCAGTAGCTGAATTACAAAGAGCAAGGTAGGCAAGAAATTTATTTACATTCATGCCGCCTTGCTCATTAATCTTTTCAATTGTCAAGCCTGCCGTCAATGCGTTCCAATACTTGTTGAGTAAATCTTCACGAACGGCCACGAGCTTTTTGGTTCTGATTTGCCCCGCACTACTTGAGAAGAAAACGTATTTGTGACCATTCATGTAAAAGCCGTTCTTCACAATGCTCTTGGCGACATCGAAGAAGTAAACTTTTACAATCACGATTTCTTCATTAAGCTCTCTTTCCTTTAGGTTGAAATATCTTGTAAGGGAAGAGCCAAATATTGAAATCTGGCGACGTATATTGAGCTTGTCAGGTATCACGGTTCGTGTGAGTGATACATTTTTGGCAAGCTCCTGCTTAAGTAATGCTTTATGACTGGCTATGTAATCGTTGAGAAAACGCAGACGCTTCTGATGTTTTTCAACGTATGGGGCTTTGTTGTCTTTGTTTGCTATAGTTTTTTTACCTTTACAAAGACAAGGGGTTATCTTTTGTTTGGCAATTCTGTCTTTGAGCGTAGCTCGAAGGCAACGTGCCTTGATAATTTTTTGTTCAATAGCACTTTCCTCTGGTGTATAAAGGCACGCAGTATCAAGTCCGTACACATAGTATAATTTGTTTAATGCCATATCTTTCTCCTTTATTGGTCTTAACCGTCAAATGGTTTTGAAAGATATTGGCATTGATTCAATTCTTTTCTTTCTTATTTATTCTTTCTTTTAGAGACAATAATCTTATATTTATTATTCAAGAATAGTTATAATACTAGATTATTGTCTCTTCTTAAATCACTAGATAAATCTAGTGATTTAAGAATTAATATATATATATATTATAATATATAATAATTCTTTTATTTCTTTTCTTTGCTTCTTTCTTTTCTTTTTTTCTTATGCCAAATAAATCGGGGCTTGCAAATTTTCACCTATGGGTGTACCTGCATTCACAAGACCAGTGACAGAGTTTAATCTCCAGTGACCTGTCACTTCGGACAAACGTACTCAAGTTTGTTACCAATTCAATGCGGTAGGCTTTTCTTTGCTTAATTACTGTCGGCTAGAACTGCATTGAACCTTGATTTGGCAAGGCTTGAGATTTGTGCCCATTTTATGCACAGCGTACTGTGATTTGTCAAGTTGCTTATGCCGGCTTATGTCGGTTTTCGTATAAACGTCTTAGACCTGTAGCGAGAAGTTATATGGTTGTAGCCTCATCGAACAGTGTATCCATGTCATCGTAGAATGCGTCTTTGTCGTCTTGAGTTATTCCGCAGTAAATCAGTGTAGTCTCGGGTGAATCGTGATTTAACATTCTCTGGAGTGTCACAAGAGCTCTCGAATCGTCGGGGTGCATCTTTATAGTCCAGTAGCCAAAGGTCTTTCTGAGGCTATGTGCGCTCAAGTGGTATGGTAGCCCAAGGTCGGTTTGAAGCGAATGAATGATTCTATAGATTTGTGATTGGTCAAGACAACCGCCTTTCTCGGACTTGAACAGATAGTCTTCAAGGGAGTAATCGCCGATGTAGTCGAGATATGTCTTGATTGCTTCACGGCATGATGAATTAAGCTTTGGATTGTTGTGTTTAGAGGTCTTTTCCTCGAACAAGCTGATATAGCTTTTAAATCTACCGCCCTCAGTAATCACATCGCCAATCTTGATTTTAACTAAGTCGCCACCACGGAGTCCCGTTGAAATGCCGAGGGTGAAGAACATGTAGTTACGAAGCCTGATGCGTCTAGTCTTACCGTTGTTGAGCAAGAACTCTTTTGCCTTTTGAATGTCCGCCATGTCTCGAATTGGATCGCCAGGGGTTGCCTTGGGTTTGCCATGTGAGGTGTACGGCGAATTGTTGCGTGGACGCTTCTCGATTTCGGGGCGCTTTGGTTTTACAGCGTCGCCAATGTCGATAACGTTGCACTCAAGTTTTGGGGCGGTTGAACCACTGAATACCTGCTGGGCGTGCTTGATTTTGTAATGTCTCATATGTCTATCTCCTTTTATCTACGGGGTTTATCACCCTTATCCTTATATACATATTATACACCATTTTCGGCTAAATGTCAAGCTTTTTAGAAAATATCTATGCGTTTTTTGACAATTATATTTAAGGCATAAATCTATTAAACACAAGTACAAAGCGTGCTGAACGCACGATTGTGGGACGGGACTCAGATTGATCGTTGGGGCTGAAACGGCACCACGGGTGCGTGTCGCTTTCTGGTGGCGGATTAAGTCGGCGTTAAATGCCTATGCCTTTGAGAAATGCGTTCACAAAAAGTTTACAAATGTGCGAAATACAAGCTTTCTTTCGGGGGCGTCACCAAAAAACCTTGCGTTCATAAGCCTAAAAGCTTGCGTTACAAAGAATCGCATTTTTTGCAAAAGTGACGATGCGTGGATGAAAAAGGGGAGGGGAGCGGAAGAAAAGATTGCGAAAATAGGGCGGATGTGGAAGATGGTGTTACTCTTTGATTCTTCGGCGTTCTGAGCACAAAAATATTTTTTATTAACCCCCTCATGCAAGCTTATCAAATTAGCTTGCATTTGACCCTTGCTTCCTTTTTATAAGAAAAAAGCCTTTTTGATATTCTAATAATTTTCAAAAAAGCTATTGACTTTTAATTCAATATAGCTTATACTATCATTGTCGACAGGACGAGGGCTACAACATACAACGATAGCCCATAGCAAACATCACATCCTGTGACGTGTAACAGCATAGAGCGTGAACTCTTTAAACTCCAGCATCTTGATAAACCTATAGTTATACCATTTTGAGCAGTAAAGCACTCACATATACCTGTCAGAGATGGCAGAGCCGTGAGCTGTGAGAGCAGACCGCTGAGCCGTTCATGGTTAAAAGTGTAGCATAGATTGAATAAGCTCAGACCTTGCTTGAAATTTCAGCGAGTATCGGCGATGACCCCGCATTTTTACGGGCGAGCTATACCCTGACGGCAGAGCAGTAAAGTCGCACCCTTAGAGTGTTGGAATAGCAAGAGCCGACTGAGCAAAGAAATGGGCGTGATGCCCCATGGAGTAAAGGTAGCTGTATGCCTTTACAGTACGCAAGCTTGCCGTACAATTCAATCACAAAAAAGTAGGCTAATTCTTTGAGCTGTCTTGAATTAAGCAAGGCGGTTTAAAGCTTTATATAAAGCTCATGAGCAGTCACTCGTGGGCTTGAATAGGGCTTTAAAGCTCAAATTTTAAAAAATTTATTGGAGGTACTATTATGAACATTTTGGAGAACTACAGACTTGTGGAGTCAAAAACAGGTGATGGCGTGGAGGTCATAGCAACAACAAGTGAGCAGATTGACAACATCAAGAGCTACATTAAGGGGCTGAACATTAAGTCTATACGCACAATGTACTCTGTGCTTGAGGGTTTCGGCTTTGCCGTTTCATTCTCAAAGTCACTATTTTCCCCCGACATCGACAGCAACACTTTTAAAGGCTGGCTTAAGCCGTTCAAAGCTCTACAGACACGGCTCACAATCTATGGACTTTGCAAGCGTCGTGCTGTGGAGTCTGGAGATGCTGACGATATTAAGGCTATGACAGGCTCAAAGTCTGAGTGTTTTGATGAGCTCAAAGCACTCAAAACATGGCTTGGCGTAAAGCCAAACTGCAAAGCTACTGATATCGACACGTTGGAGGCACACTGCTTTAAGTACGCCAGATCCAACAGGGAAGCTATTGCTGAGGGCTGGACTGTCAAGCCGGTTAGTGTCTATCAATTTATCAATTTCTGTTTCAAGGAGTTGAATTTTGGTGAGAGCAAGACAGAGTGTGCTCTCGGTTATGCTCAAAAGTCTATCAAGCAGGCAGTGCTCGACGACGCCACTGAAACATACAAAAAGCTTGCAGACTCACAGGCTGATAAGCCAGCCGAGCCAGCCAAAAAGCCAGCCAAAAAGACAACAAAAAAGATGGCAAAAGCTGAGCCAGAATCAGCAAAGGCTGAGCCAGTAAAGGCTTAATTTAAACAGTTCTGAGGGGTATCTGTAAAAGCCCCTCACCAACGCACATTGAGTGACAGTTATTCTGTCGCTCTTTTTTTTGTGCAAATTTTAAGGCAGATTTTTTTGACCCTTATGGAATTTATTTTACTCAAAACGACCTAAAAGGCGTCACTTAGTAAAACTTCCGAGGGTCAATCTGTCTTTAAAATCAGAAAAAGGGAGGTTTTTATGGTGAAGTTTTCAGTAAATATAGCGCAGAAGCCCATTAAATTTCATGGTTTCCATGTTTTAAAGGGCGGTATATACGGGCAGGGCATGCTTATAGTTGACGGGGTAAAACGCCCCGTTTTTTTTGTCTATCATGGACAAAAACACAAAGATAGAGTCGTAATTTTTTATACATATTACGACGATACAAAAATATGGTTTAAAGACCAATTTGCTGTAACTAATTCTATGATTACGGCAGAATGTGCTATAAGGCGTTTAAATGTTGAATATCCACCAAAGCCGAGTAAGCAGGGTCCTCGGTCAATTCTGGCAGAAGTTCCACGCCATGGTGGCAAGTCTGCGGCAGAAAAATTTGCTGTACAATGTGCTTCTATGCACTTTTCAAGACACAGATAGGAGGTATTTTTTTATGGATAAGCTCGCAATAGCTATACTTAAGGCATTGCATGACGGAGTTGTTACAAAAGGCGAAGCCGTCGAATATTGCCGTATGTATGGCATTATGCTTTAATTTTATGAAAAATGAGGAGGTAATTTTATGTTAAGAAGATTTACAATTGAAACTTCTTGCGAAAATAATTCAGAAAGTCAAAAGTTATATGTTGTTATGAAGGTTGATTCTTCATGGCATTTATCCCCCGAATATGCCTTGATTGGCATATATACTTCAAAAGAAGTAGCTATCAAGGTGGCAAGAGAGCAGGTCGAAAGTATCGAAAAAACAAATAATTGGATTATCGAAAATGACCTGTTTGACAGTGATGACTGCGAAAACACAGCCATCCACTTTGACGAAATCGAAGTAGATGATAGCGCCACGACAGCATATGTTTTATTCGCTCTTGGCAAATATGGGGAATATTCCCTTCTTGGTTGCTACTATAGTAAGGAACTTGCTGAAAAAAGAAGATCATCACTTCAGAAGCGAGACGATGAAATTATAAAAATGGCCAAGAACTACGAAGACGCAAGAACGTATTTTGTGGTAGAATCACAAATTAATAAAGAGACCTAACAAGTTTTTTTTGAAAAGAGGTAGTTGATATGTTCATTTGAGTAAGTGGTAACCGCAAGCCACGTTAAATAATTTGCGGCGTCTAAGTACGGCATAACCCGCTAAAAGTCTATTACTGCGGTTTATTGCAAGGCTTAGGTGATATTGAAATATTGGGCTCGGCTGGTATGAGCAGGAACAGAGGTGGTGAATTATGCTTATTGTGCCAGCCCTCGTGTAGAGGGTTACATAAGTTAGATATTAGCATTGATTTAAAATTCCTTTCTTTTATTCAGTAGGCGGTCAAAAGCCGCCTTATGGCTCGTTGGTCAAGTGATTAAGATGCCGCTTTCTCAGAGCGGAGTCGTAGGTTTGAATCCTGCACGAGTCACCAAAGGACGTTGCAGTCCTTAGACACGCATCGGTGGCAATAGCTATCGAATGTGTAGGGAAGTACGGATGAGTCGTACATTACTTGCCTTCTGTGGGTTGTGGGCAAGACAAGCCGCTGTGGTGGAATAGGCAGACACAAGGGACTTAAAATCCCTCGGAGTAAAATCCTTGCGAGTTCAAGTCTCGTCAGCGGCACCATTGTGTAGTTTGCCAATGCTACACAAAAGAAAATTGGCATAGCAGGTACAGTGCTTATCCCACCATATGGGAATGTAGTGCGATGCCTGCGCTTGCGACTTTAGCTCAGTTGGTAGAGCAACGCACTTTTAATGCGGAGGTCATGGGTTCAAGCCCCATAAGTCGCACCAACGCCAGATTTTATGGTGATTTTCAGGCGTAATCAGAAAATCATTATTATTAAATTTGGAGGTGGTATCATGAATACTATTCATGGATACAACGAAGTACATATAACATACGACTTGACAAAAATGCTCAGGTCAATAAAGCGCTGTGAAAAGCGTGAAGAAGAGGAGAATGAGCTGAGAAGTCGTATCAATGCCTATCGCAGCCATCGTGCCGAGCGCAAGGCAATGAAGATTCTGTGGGTTATGCAGAAATCAATAGGGCTCATTATGGCAATTATGGCTTATATTGAGCCGAGCTGTGCGATTATTGCGGCACCGCTGGCGTGCGCTTTTCTTCTGACGAAGAAGATACTGCCGATCCGTCCTGTTATTATCGACACTGAGGATGGCGTAGTCGAGTTCGAGCTTGAAAAGAAGATTGGCGGGTGATTAATATGTTGCCTGAGCGGTTTGACAAAATAGACATCGCAATTCCTAAAGGTGTTAGAATTGTTGGTCATAGGCTCTTCAAGCTTTTTAAAACCCTTGAGGAAATTAATATTCCAGAGGGCGTAGAAGTCATTGAAGAGGAGGCTTTTTTCGGTTGTGAAGCTCTTAAAAAGGTTATTTTGCCAAATACTTTACATAGAATAGGCAAGGGTGCCTTTGCTGTCTGTGACTCTTTTGAGTATATAAATTTACCTGTAGGGCTTCAGCAAATTGAGGCATACGCATTTATGGGCTGCAAAAAACTAAGATGCATTATAATACCGAAAACTTGCGAGGTAATTGGTCGCAGTGCATTTGTAGGATGTAATAATCTTGAATACATAATACTTCTAAATCCGAATTTAGAAGTAACAGATATAGGTCTTACTAACAAATGCGTAATCGTTCGTGACAATAAAGAAGACGATAAGGCGGGAGGTAAATGTGAGTTTATACAATGACAAGAGGATATCTTGGCTCAAAAGAGTTTTCACCGAGGGTACAAGAATATGCCTTGAGAAAATGGTTGATGACCCATATCCAGTTGAGCCGAATACGCTTGGAACGGTTGCCCATGTTGATGACGCTGGTACAATTCATTGCAATTTTGACAACGGACGCTCACTTGGCGTTATTTACGGCGTGGATAAATTTCATATTGTAAGGAAGGGAGAATAATTATGAAGAGTGGCGGAATTGGTTTTTGCGGACTGCTTACTATCGTATTTATCATACTGAAACTGACTAAAGTTATATGCTGGAGTTGGCTTTGGGTGGTATCACCACTGTGGATCGGCGCACTGCTTAATCTGATTATAACGGTGATTGCGGTTATTATAAGCCTTAAAAGTTAGGCAGAGGTAAGCTTAATATCTTTAAAAATTACTAAAGGAACAAGATGTTCCGTTAGTTCAAATGGCATTACATCAAAAAAAGTCTAAAGTCTATTCAAGCGCTTTTAAAGGGACAAGTTGTCCCCTTAAAGATGGGTATTTTCTTAAAGGTACAACTTGTACCGTTAAGAATTTAGATTACTAACCGAGCAAGATGTCCAATTAGTTCTATGAGAGAGGAGGTGAAATTATGCCAGAGAGTAAAATCATCACGAGCGAAAGCATGGTAGACAACTATGACCTCAGAAACGAGCTTATTGCCAGAACTGAGGTTCTTGATAAAGTTAAGAAACTGCTTTTGATACCCGAGATGAACTGTATGACTATTAGGCAGGTGGCGGATTATTATGATGTTGATGTTGATACTATACAGCGGTGTTATCAGCGAAACCGTACCGAGATTGAGGGCGATGGCGTTGTAAACAAAACGCCAAAAATCTTTAAAGAAATCTTTAACCGAACAACTTGTTCAGTTAAAGATGAGGAGATTACTAATAAAACAAATTGTCCTATTAAGAATTTTGAGCAGCAACATGGTAAACTCATAGTTCAAATTGACGATAACACCCGCCTTGAAATTCCAAACCGAGGTATCAAGTGTTTCTCCAAGCGTGCCGTCCTCAGAATAGGCATGCTTCTTCGTGACAGCAAGATAGCCCAAGAGGTCAGGACACAGCTCCTAAACATTGTCGAACACACCGCAGAGGAAAAGCCAGAACTTCTCACGCAAGATATCGACGACGAAGAAAAGCTCCAAGCGGCAATCGGCAAGGCTTTTGCCACGGGCGATATTATGGAATTTGCGACAGCCGCCCAGGCTTACACGGCGTTTCAGCGGCGTCATATCGACAGAATTGAAACGTCAAACAAGCTTTTAACAGCCGAGGTCTTACATATTTCAGACCGCAAAATGTTCAACAGAGTTATGCGCAAGTTTGCTTCGACTTTGCATATCAGTTTCGGCGTAGCTTTCAGCATGCTGTATAAACAACTCAGTTATCGCTACGGGATAGACCTCAAAAAGCGTGGCGATCGCAAGACACCGTATATTCAGTATATCAAAGATGACGAATGGGACAAGGTACAAAAAGTCATCGTTGCGATTCTTGAGAAATACAATGTCAACGTAAAAGAATTCTTTGAAAGTTGCTCTCCAACCTTTAAAGAAAAGTAATATAGGCGGAGTTCTCCGCCTTATGGCTCACTGGTCAAACGGTTAAGACGCCGCCTTCTCAGGGCGGAATTGCATGGTTCAAATCCTGCGTGAGTCACCAGCCCATTTTGGGCATTCCCTTCTTTTTCTGAGGTGCGATGCTTTGCATCGCTATGGCTCAAATAGACTCTTATCCCCAGTAAGAGTACAGGTGCAAATCCTGTGTGAGCCACCATCAATGCAGGCATAATCAAGTCTGTAAATTTTAAAATTCAAAGGAGTTTTTGAAATGACTAACGAAAAAATGACGATTCATCAGGCACTTTGCGAACTTAAGATTCTCGACAAGAGGATACCCACCCTTATCAAAGACGCAAGATTTGTTGTGGAAAATAAGCACAGCAATACTAAGATTAATGGTGTCTCCATTGAAGAAGTCAAGAATGACTTTAAGGCGAGCTATGACAAAATAACCGACCTTATAAAAAGGCGTAAGGCAATTAAGCGTGCCGTTACGCTTTCAAATGCCGAGACCGAAGTCACAATACAGGGTATGAAACTGACTATTGCCGAGGCTATAGAGTATAAGAATCACGGCATTGAATTTGAGGAAGATCTTTTGAAGCATATGTCTAAACAGCTTAAAGCTGCACAGGACAGATGTAATTATGAGAACGGCGAAACATTACAGGGGCGTGCCGATGAGTATGTACTTGGAATGTTTGGTTCAAAAGACGGTAAAGCTGTTACAAAGGAAATAGAGGAGGCGAAAGCCAATTTCATAAAGGCGAACACTTTTGAAATTATCGAGGGTTTTGACACTGCCGAAATCATTTCCGACCTTGTCGATCGTATAGACAAGTTTAAGATTGATTTTGACTCGGCTATCAGCGTATCGAACGCTATAACCGAAATCGAAATTTCGTACTAAGCAAAAAATGGGTGCTTTTTGAAAACCTTTAATTTTATGACCTTTGTGTTTTAGGCTATATTCACAAAGTAAAATAATAAAAATCTGGCCTCAAATATAAGTAATAGCTATCGTAGTCTATACAAAGATATATGATATTCCTTTTTTTTGTGGGAATGTTTTGTTGCTCGACTGGTTGCATTACAGGTTCAATTCCTGTACGAGTAATAAGATAAAGCTTAAGGCATAAAGCTGAAAATTTAATTACGAAAGTTCAAAGCTTATAATCGTCTAAAGCTTAAATCTTAAAGCACAACAATTAAGATTTTACAAAACCCTTGAGTTTGGTTAAGGTGCGTCATAACTTGACCGTAGGTTATCCACAAGGCTGAAAAGTGTCCATTTTTATATATTTGACGGCGGGTTGACTTCGGTTGACTCGTCGTTATTTTTTTTATTCAAATGCAAGCTAAAAAGCTTGCAAGTTACATTTAAGTAACACGGTCGATTGGATTATGTCACCACTTTGTAATCAAATTGTAATCTATGTAACCATGGGTTACAATGCTGACCGCCACGGCGGTCTATGTGCCATTAGCTCAATTGGTAGAGCATTCGACTTTTAATCGAAAGGTCTCGGGTTCAAATCCCGAATGGCACACCAGCCATTATGAAAAAATAGGAGGTAAAAACTATGGCGTACTGTTTTAACAATATAAAAAATTTCAGGTTAAGAATGGCGGCGCAGGCGATTCCTATACCAGTTAGGAACATCATGCTGACAGATAGTATACACAAGAAACTTATTGACACTGAAAAACTCGGCACAAAAGACAATCTTGTTGTAATCGTGCGGCGAAACTCTCGCGACACATATTCTTTAGTTACGGGCCGAAGAGATTATGAAATTGCAAAACGTGACAACAGAGCAACTATAAATGCGATAGTTGTAAACATTAGTCGTCCCGCTTTTATGAGCAACTTCAAAAAGCTTATAGACGTGGATAAAGTATACATACCGCGAGACTTTATGAATCATCCGCCCAAAAAAGAAAAGGTGGACAGGGTTATCTGTTTCTATAACTATTATGGGATTTTCGATAGCCCCATAACTATAAAGCTTGATGCTAAGGGCAACAAAATTTTGAAAGACGGCTATGCCAGGTACATTGCCGCCAAAAAACTTGGAGTAACTCAGATTCCATACAAAATCATCGGGAGGGGTGTTCATAATGCTAAAAATCGGTAATGAAGTCAGAATAAGGCGTAAAAAAGACCTGCTTTGCGAATATGGTTACAACGATCAAGAAGATGAACCATTACGCCCCGAAATTTCATATTTAAGCTTTAACCCATCAATGTATATATATTGTGGAGAAATTCACAGTATAACAGAGCTTCGGCGTAGAGGATGGGGAGATACAGGTGAATATACATTAAATGGAATCCAGCGTTGGGCTTGGACGGAATATATGCTCGAAACCCTTGATGGCAAAAAGTTGTAAAAAATGCCCGCTTTTACGGGCTATATTGGAGTGTAGCCAAGAGGTAAGGCAACGGACTTTGACTCCGTCATTCCGCTGGTTCGAGTCCAGCCACTCCAACCACAGTGCGAGGGTAATTCCTGATACATACTATGGTTCTTCACCTCCAATAATCCCATAGTATTAAAAAGCCCTTATGGGCTTATGGCTCGTTGGTCAAGTAGTTAAGACGCCATCTTCTCAGGATGGAATCGTAGGTGCAATTCCTGCACGAGTCACCAAATAATGCAACCAATAGTATTACTGATATGTAGTTTCATATAACTACATAATAAAAAAAGAAGGGATAGATTTACATGAAAAAGATTGAAAGGGCAACACGCGACGAACAAATTCTTGGAAGAGTGCTCGGCGAGGATGAATGGAAAAGCGTTTTGCTTACTAATGTATATAACCATTTTTTAATAAAAACATTTGGAAAAGAAACGACAGCACGTAGAAAAACAGAACAACTTATCAATGAAACTATTAATGAGTTTTGCCGTGTATGGGGCTTTAGTCGGACATACGAAACAAGACATTGTGATGGCAAAGATTTTCTTGACTTTTTAAAATCCAGAATTGTTGAAAGAACAACATTTACATACCACATTATGGATAATATGAATGTAAGAAAATTAGATCTTACACCGGTAGAACTAATCGATGTCACTTGTTCAATGGTGGCAGCTCCTCTTGCGCAAAAGCGTGGCGACAACTCTCTGGGGTATAATGCCACATTGCGGCGTATTTATGGTGAAATGTCTGCAAGATATGGCATCGTATGGAGTAATCGCATAAAAAGAGCAAATGTAACAACAAAGCATGAGGTTATAGAGAACAATCCAAAATTACGCAAAATCTTTAGTAGTGTCGTAAATGACCTATTGAAAAGAGGTGATTTTTAATGTATCAGATAGGCGACAAAGTGCAAATGAGGCGTTTAAAAGATATGCTGTGTGAATATGAAACGATGCCGCCGTACTATGTTGGGAATTTATTAATAAGAAAAGGGACAGGTTTTTTAAAGTACATGGTTATTTTTTGTGGGCAGCAATATCATATTCGTCAACTAAGATATGTGGATGGGCGTAAATGTTATCTACTTGAAACCATAAATAGAGCCCCTCTTTTATCTACTTTTGAGGAATATATGTTTGAAAAGAGGTGTGATTTTTAATGTATCAGATAGGCGACAAAGTGCGAATAAGATCTCTTAAGGATATGCGGTGCGAGTTTGAAACTCCGTCTCCACAGTATTGTGGTAACGCATTGATTTTCGGATATATTCATTTCATCAAAAGCATGATTCCATATTGCGGAAAAGAATTCTTTATAAAGGATTTTTACTTCTGCAATCATAATATTTATAGGCTTGAAACTAATTGTGGTCGAGAATTGCCTTTCGCCTTTGCAGAATATATGTTTGAAAGATGTGGAAAAAACGTTAGAGAATATGCTGAAGAAGATCTGGAAGAGTTGGATAATCAAATATTTATTTGATAGGAGGTGGTATTGTTTTGATACAGGTAGGTGACAAAGTCAGGGTTAGACGACTAAAAGATTTAGCCTGTGAACACATGAATATTGAAAGGTATAAACTAATCGGAGCCAGAACTGGTAGCGAATGTATAACTCTGATTAACAAAGGAAGCTCTTTTATTGATAGCATGTGTGTCTTTTGTGGGCAGGAACTCGTAATAAATGCGCGCCATTTTCCATATAGAGATTATGCCGTTTTTTCTGCGTATAAATGTCCTTTCAATTTGAACGCATATATGTTAGAACATCTCGATGGCAGTCTTATTGCTGAAAATTAAATAGGAGGCGGTGATATGTTGCAAGTTGGCGACAAAGTCAGGGTTAGACGACTAAAAGATTTAGCCTGTGAATATATAGACATCGAAATGTATGACGGCGTTGAAATGTTTGGTAATGAAGGCGTCTTAATTGAGAAGGATAGTTCTTTTGTTGACGCCATGTGCGAATACTGTGGAGAGGAACACAAAATAATTAATCTGTTTCTGATAGATGGAAGTTATGACATTTTTCGTATAGATGAAGCGTGCAGTTTCAATTTTAACGCATATATGTTAGAACGCCTTGACGGTAGCCTTATTGCTGAAAATTAAATAGGAGATGATGATATGACTAAAATTGGAGATAGGGTTCGGATTAGGCGGTGCAAAGATTTATTGTGTGAGTTTGTAGAACCACATGATGAATTGGGTATAATTGACATAGGACATGGGTTCGTTGAATCAATGTATGATTATTGTGGCGAAGAAACTACAATATACGATTTTGAAGATGTCCTTAATGGTTATGACGGATACTTACTCGACATTGATTATGATTATACCTTTGATTTATACATGCTTGAAACCCTTGACGGCAGAGCGCTTTAATTTTTAGGAGGTGAATATATGAGGCTGGAAAAAAGTGTTTTCTTTTTTAAGCGATACCTGGATTTGCTTGAAAAAATAAAGGAAATTAATAGCCCGCATGCCTATTTGCTTTTTCGTTACATTATGAAACGAATAGCAAAATGTAGACCAAAAACAACACACATGGAAGATATTATATCTGAATGTGAAAGACAAAATGTTAATCCTATAACATTTATTAAATTTGTAATGCCTTGATAGGTAAATAAAAAAAGGAGTGTCTTAAAATGACAGAAGAAAAATTTAAAACATTAAGAAGATTTGAGCTTGTTCGTTGCAGAGAGTATATCGGCAGAATAAGGAAGATAACAGGTGAAGAGGTTTATATGATGTCGGGAGATGTCTATCACCGCTGTGATCTTAGTGAAAATCTCTTTGAGGTTGGCGACAAAATCGTTCTGTGCGAGAACAGCGAAAAAGTTAAGGTATGTAGAATAGCTGAACACGTTATTGATTCTACGGCGACATTTACATATGAAAGAGCTAACGGAAAATCGGTTCTGTATCATTATATTTCACCTGAAAGTAATGATATTACGTTTTTTGTCCCAATGGAACTTTGTGGAGAAGAGCCACTGGCCCCATGTGAGCGCATGGATATTGTAAATAATATGTGTAGTATTCTTGACGATGCAAGCTACGAGTATAGAAAAGGTGTCATTGTTGATATCGTTAATGAATTCTTTGAAAACAAGTCTGAGCTGCTCACGATATTGAGAAAACATCCTAATTGGGACGAAAAAAACCTTTGTATTAAAGGCGAGGTAGAAGAAACTCGTGTAAAGGACGGCGACGACTTTCTTAAAGCCTGCAAAGAATTTTACCATAATTGCCGTGAAAACGGCATGTATCTAACTGACGATCAGTTAGACATAATGTGGGATGGGGTACAGTGTACCCAACCACAGCAGTTTGTTACTAAGGAGATAAAAGAAAGGTATGAGGCGGTTGGCGTACATATGACCGTTGGGGCCAAGTATTCTCGTGAACTTAACAAGATTTTTGTAGATATGGGACTTGATAAATACCCAAACTACAATCACGATTTTGCGGTGATTGCCGATGCCGTAAACCCATTAAAAAACACGCAGGTTGCAATACTCTCAGTAAATCCATGCGACTTTCTAAAAATGTCATATGGTGAGGGATGGAATTCATGTCATCATGTAGGAAATCGTGGCTGTTATCATGCAGGAACACAGTCTTATATAATGGACTCTTCGAGCATGATTTTTTATACTTTATCAAACCAATATGCAGGCGATCCATGGGAAAACAATAAGCTGACAAGACAGATTTATTGCTATCAGAATGGGCTTCTATTGCAATCTCGTAACTATCCGAATTATAATTTACCTCAGCGTGATGCAACTTATACATATTTTGTTTCGCAAGCAATAGCCGATTGCCTCGGTATAAAAAACGAGTACAGAAAAGTGGAACATGATTATATCTGTACAGCGGAACACTCATTGCATTATCCAGACTATAATTACGAGCAATACAATACTAATCTGTACGCTTTTGATAGTATATGGGAAGGCGATGATATTACAATTGGGCATATTTCTTGGTGTTTGAAATGCGGTGATGAACTTTGCAATTCAGGAAATATGATATGTGACGATTGTGATGAGGATGAAGATTGGAGCACACAGGATGCATCTTTTATTGACGATATTACTAATGAACGTTTTGATGTAATAGAAGTAGATAATTATGTGGGTTACGACGAAGAACATGACATTTTATATGCCCCATATCGTGTTCATAAATGTAATTGTTGTCATCAAGTGTTTTATGGTAACAATTCGCTAGTTGACGGATTGTGTAAAGATTGCCGTGAAAAGAAATTTATTGCTGGCAAAAAAGTTGTTGTTTCAAAAAAGGGTTTAATTTTTATACGTTTTCTTAGTGCAAAAGAGATGTTTCCAACATTACAGCTTTTTGATAGAAGAGCTTGTTCATGCTACTATGAGGCTAATATTTATGGAACAATAATAAAAACTTTTAAGTGGATGTATGACGGTGCTGAACATACGCTATGTGCACTTAATGTTAGTGACAGGTATGTATGTATAGTTGATATCAACGGCATAAAGGAGGTAGACTAATATGAATATTATCGAGATTTGCAAATTACCACAGGACAAGCTTAAAGAAAGGCTTTTTGTAGAACTTCAAAATTTAGGCTATTCACCCGTAAATGAAGACGGCTACATATATGCAGAGGGTACGCATCCAGTATTACTAATGGCACATATGGATACTGTACATCATGATAACTGTACGATTGTGTGCGTTTCCGAAGACGGCAAGTATATAATGTCACCACAGGGTATCGGAGGTGATGACCGTTGTGGTATCTATATGATATTACAAATTGTCAAAGACGTTCATTGCTCAGTAATCTTCACCGAGGATGAAGAAATTGGTTGCGTTGGAGCCAGAAAATTTTGCAAATCCTCATATGTACCAGAAAAACTCAATTATATTATTGAGTTTGACAGAAAAAGTGGAAACGACGCCGTGTTTTACGATTGTGATAATGATGAATTTGAAAAATTTATTACAAATCCAGATGTTGGTTTCAAAAGTGCATGGGGTAGTTGTAGTGATATAAGCCACGTTGCGCCGCATTTAAAGGTTGCAGCCGTTAATCTGTCGAGTGGGTACTATTCACCTCATACCCAGCATGAATATATTAATCTTGAAGAGGTTGAGAATAATATCAAGCGTGCAATGGTGCTCATCAATACTGAAACGCCAAGATATGAATACATTGAAAAGGTTAAAATCAAGTATGATTATTCAGGCCTTTATGGACGATATTACGGCTATGATTTTTATAGTGCCAGTAATGACATTAAAAAACAAAAAAGCGATGACAAAGATGGACAGTTTAAAATTGAGGATTATTATGGCGGCGGCAAAGCAAAAAATTCAGTCAGCGATTTCTATGACGAAGAACCGCAGCTAGGCTTAGATCTTTATAATAGCATTTTTAACAAGAAACTTTGCGTGCCAAACAGCAAGGTTTATTTAAAGAACTTTAATGAGCCAGATAGTAAGCCAACTGAATCACTGGATGAATATGTGATTGATAAAGACGGTACAATATATGGCCTTGACGATGATACGGCTATATATTATCCTTTGCAAGAACAGTATAAACTGGTTGATGATAAAGGCAATCTAATAAGTTATTGCGAAGAGAATTCAATGGAAATGCCTTGGGCGTTTTACGATAATATAGAAAAAATAAATGACTATACGATGAATTTGTCAATTTATGATATGACGTATGGCACGAATCTTTGCGATGATTTTATGGTAATGCTCTGCGACGTAATGTACCCTGGAGAAGTAAGCGGCGAGACAGATTGTGAAACTTTCAAACCAGAAAGTGAAATTTCTGTCGCGATGTGTAAATGAGTTTAACGACGAAATAGGAGGTTGATAAACATGATTATTCATGGTCGTAGTCCACCAGAATAAAAAAGCGCTACATATCAATTCGTATAACACTAATATTAAAACATTTAAAAGGAGATATTTTTATGACATTTACAATTTCTAATCTTAAGACAGGCGACCTCGTTATATGTGCAAACGGTAAGATGGCAACAGTTATGAAGGACACAGCTAGAGAAGATGTGCTTCGCTTCCATACTGAGTTTAATTCATTCTCAAGACTCGGCGTAAACTACAATTCAAATATGACAAACAAGAGGGCAGATGGGCTGACAATTGTTAAGGTTTATCGTGCTATAGGCGTTGCAAGCAATAAGATTGGCGACCTTGTTTTTAATCCACTTAAGATGCTGGAGTACGGCACAGTTGTTTACGACAGAGCTACAGCCGAGGCTAACGGCGACGATATAACAATCGACTCCCTTAAAACAGGTGATATGCTTGTTCATAGAAACGGCAAGAGGTCTACAGTATTTAAGGGCGCAGAGTTCGGCGATATTGTTAGATATCATACAGCTAATAACAGCTTTACATGGCTTTCCAAGTTTGACAATGACACCCTGGAGCATGTGTCAAATAGCGACTATGATATTGTAGAGGTTTATAGAACTGCGGTTGACGATCCTACAAAGTATGGTGACGATTATTGCAATGTTGATCAGATGATCTGCGAGGCAAACAAGATTTACCCAGTGTCAACATGTGACGATGAGTATGGTCTCGATGATACTATTGCCGCTATGACATATGATGATTTGCAGAAATTCATCAATCATGAAATCGACAGCAGGGGCATTAGATAACAACATGTACGAGGGCGGCGTTAGTCGCCCTCTTTTTTTATTATATGCGAAACTACACAGAACAAGTACGCAAAGAGGTAGATTCTGATTTCTGCTTTTATTGTGGGAAGTATATCAAATCAGATAAAACGCTTGACCATATCATACCTGTATCAAAAGGTGGCAAAGACGAGGTCAGTAATTTAGTTGTATGCTGCCACGACTGTAATACTATAAAAGATAATTACACGATACCTCAATTAATAATTGAGCTTGAAAAGCAGATGCGATGGTGTGGCGATAATGAAATTAAAAAAGCAAGGTTGGAATATTACCTCAAAATATTTAAAATTGCCAATGATAAAATCAAGGCGAGCAGGGCGGTTTAATCCGCCAATGCCGTATATGCTATGCGGTAAATAATACCGAAAGGAAGTATAAAAAATGTATATAAGACTTTATGGACGTGTTTATGGCTATGATATTGAAAAAAATGAAAATGATGAATATGTAATAGTTGGTGATTCAAAACTTATTGGAAACTTTAAAAAACCACTTATCATTGATGCAACTAAACAAATAGTAACTCGACGATGGTATGATGCAGAATTATTTGGGCATGAGATATTTGGGGACAAATATGCTTTCATTACCGGTCAGCATACAAGGTTGCTTCTTCCAGGTGATGCTGTTATTCTTAGTAGAACAAATAAAAAAGTTGTTGTATATGGATCTGGCAGAAAGTCTTTTTCATATTATCAGGATGGTGTGCTTAAAAGACGTCCGTATATTTATTCTGATGGCAGTCTCTCATTTAAAGCTTATAAATTTGTTGAAGAACCAATTGAAGAAAACACCGATTGGATGGACTCCAATCTTAAGTATAATTATGATTGTTTCTACAAATTAATAAAGACTTATTATCCTCAGGCAAAAGATAAATACATTTATAACGAATTTAAAACTTGGTATGAAGCCAAAAAGGGTTTAATTGCATTGTTTAGAGAACATCCGCAGTGGAATGATAAAGAAAAATGTATTGCTATTGACCTGCCAATTAATCGTAATGTAGATGGTAGCGTAGTTGCATCTGCGGCTCGCGAATTATTCCAAACAATGTCGGCAGAATCGCCTGTATTTTCACGTCGAACCTTGGCGGCATATGATCGTATAACAGATGTAGCTTCGCGATCATATAATTATAAAACGGATAATAATTGTATTCGTTTTCATGAAACGGCATACAGGGAGATAGAAGAATGCCTGAACGCTATTGACTTAAATGACGATGACATGAATATTAATGCAAAGGCTAGTAGAAATATAAATGCAATTATAAAAAAATTCAAATTAGCCGATAGGACGGAGTATAACAAAGCCTCGGCAAAATGTTTTGACGCCATGGCTTTAAAGCCTCTACAGGTTAAATTTGTAGTATCACTAAATATATGTGATTTTGTTACAATGTCACATGGCAACAGTTGGTCATCGTGTCACAGCTTTAGAAACCGTGGCGGTTGGCACGCTGGCTGTTTATCATATGCAAATGATGATGTAACCGTTATTACATATGGACTTGACAAAAATTGTCCCGACAATGATTACTATAAAAATGATAAAATATTTAGACAATTATTTATGATAAATAAAGAACATACAGAATATGTTCAGTCAAGAATGTATCCTGCATGCAATATTTATACAGATGAATCGGTAAATGCAAGTTTCAATTCGATACTTTCAGAAGTTGGTATAGATATTTCAGATACGCCAGTTAGAAAAGAGTCGGGTTGTGTAATAAGTGGCGAGCATTATCTTAATTATCCTGATTATTTGAACTTCTGTAATGCTTGCAACAGGTATGGATCAAACCTGTCTTTGATTAAGATTGGAGCTGGCGTGAAAAGCCTAGTTAATGGGGAATGGCTAACCTCTACAAGTTCATTAACAGGCTACACTACTGAAAATCAAGAAATAATTATTTGGAGTTCAAATATTAATAAATCTGAGTATCTTACAGAGAATGAGTAGGTGATATCATGGTGTTAAATAATGGTGACGAAGTTCGCATTAGGAGATTTAAGGATTTATGTTGCGAATACAGCTTTTATATAAATATTTATAACGATTCCTATGAGCAGGAAACCCAAGATGATTATATATACAATCTGAATGGCCAAGGCATTCTAGGTGGAAGAATGGATATTTTATGTGGTAAGATTGTAAAAATAAATAATAGTATACGTTTTGGTTATTGGAAACTTTCCGAAGAAAATCAATGTCCAAAGCGTCTTATTACGAATAAAGCATGGCATACGGATTTATTTGAAACGCCAAGCAGATTGGGAGGTATTGACAATGTGGATGAAACTTAGAAGGCATAAGGATTTGCTTTGCGAGTTCTATGACCCGACTATTGATCACTTCGAGCATGGTAAATATACAATAAATTTTGACGATGCTTTGAAATATAAAAGATTGCAAGAACAGTTTTATTATGATGAATTTGGCACTTTTTATGGTCGTTTGACAGATAGACGAGCCTATCTATTTGAGCCCTGTGATTGCGATGATAGCAATAAATTCCCATTGAAAATCGGTGACGTTGTTATTGGAAAATCGGGAGCTCCTTATGGAGTTACCGACAAGCATTGCTTATGTGTTGTAAACGATTTACTTTTATATCGAGATGATTGGCAATTCAATGATATAAGTGTATTGTGTATTGGATTTGATACATATGGTTGTACAGATGAAGTCAATTCAATGTTTTATGTGGAAGGAACATATTTTAAAAAGTGTGACAGAACTACATTGAATAATTATGACATAGATCCTAGGTTTAGCGAGTATTTGATTTGTAATAACGACGGTGTTCATTTTGATGTGGAAGGCTATTTAGCAGATATCAATGCTTGATTTTTTTAGGAGAAATAAAAATGATAGAACTATATTGTGTCGAATGTGCTGCTGAAGATAAGAAGAAAGTCCTCGTAGGTACTTATAAAACAATGGAAGAATGTATGGGTTATGTCAACGATTATGCACGCAACAGAGGGTCAATGTATATGCGGTTTTGGCAGAATCAGGACGGCTCGTTAAACATCGATTATGGTAGCCATTATAATCTTCTCTTGTTAAAGCCCGCCTGTAAAAAGTCTGAATATGAGATAACGCAATGGTTGTTTAACAAATAGTAGGGAGGTGTTTATAATGCCCAAATATATTGACGCCGATAAATTTAGTAAGACAGTTCAACGTATAAGCGGTGTGCGATTGGATTGTTTGGACTACAGTGCAAGATCAATTATCACATTACTTGATGTGTTTGAGGCAGCGGATGTAGAAAAAATAGAACACGGGCATTGGGATGGCGATCGTTCTTGTCATCATATCAGTAAATTTCAGTGTAGTCGCTGTGGGTTTGACAGTGATACGTCATTTGATTTTTGCCCAGGCTGTGGTGCAAAAATGGACTTGAATTAGGCTATACTTAGTAAATATGAAAAGAGGTTTACATATGAAAAAAGCATTAATAGTTATTGATATGCAGAATGATTTTATTGGTGGCAGTTTGGGAACTAGGGAAGCCCAAGCTATTGTTCCAAATGTCGCAAAGCTTATACAAAGTTCCGACTATGCGACGATATTTTTTACACGAGACACCCATAGCAAAGATTATCTTGATACGCAGGAGGGCAAAAATTTACCTATCGAACATTGTATAAGAGGCACCAATGGTTGGAAAATACATGATGATATAGCTGTCGCTTCTATTGAAAGCAATATACCATGTGATGTTATTAATAAGCCGACATTTGGTACATTTAATATTGCCACTAAGTTAGTTGAGGATAACTACGACGAAGTCGATTTGGTTGGGCTTTGCACTGATATCTGCGTGATTACAAATGCCTTAATTCTAAAAACACGGTTTCCCGAAATGAAGATTAATATAATCGAAAATGCTACGGCAGGTACAACGCCTGAAGCAAAGTGGGCGGCTTTAACGGTAGCAAAAAGTTGTCAAATTAACATTATATAACAGGAGGGCTCTATGATTTCTATTGATTCTAAACCAATTAATATTATTAAATTTCCTGATGGAACGTGTAAACTGACCTATAGCATTGCGGAACTCATTGGATATGGGGCTTCAGCGCCTATAGACATAACTTGGCTTTACGACAATGATTCGGAGATATTTCAGTTAGCCTGCTGTGTCGATTGGTTAAAGAGCAAGGGTTTTTGCAACATTAATCTGAATATGCCATATGTTCCTAATGCTCGCATGGATCGTACACAAAAAGCGTTTGAAATGTTTACACTTAAAACATTTGCAAATCTAATCAATAATATGGAGTTTAGAAAAGTATTTACACTTGACATTCATTCAAACGTTGGAGCGGCTCTAATAAACAATATCAGAGATTCTTCACCGGCTGGCATTTTGAGGGATAATATTATTGACGAAAAGATTTCTAGGAAAGATCTTATTTTATTTTTCCCAGACGAAGGCGCAATGAAACGTTATTCATTCATATCTAGTATTCTTGAAGTGCCTTATGTATTCGGTATGAAAAATAGGGATTGGAAAACTGGAACCATTAATGGATTAAGCATCATGGGTAATACAGACACATTAAAAGGTAGAAACGTATTAATTGTTGATGATATTTGTTCTAGGGGCGGAACTTTCTATTATAGTGCAAAAGCTCTAAAAGAGTATGGTGTTGGCGACATTTATTTATACGTTTCACATCTTGAAAATTCGGTACACGACGGCGACATGATTAAGAGCGGGCTTATCAAAAAGGTTTTCTCTACCAATAGTATTTACCGCAAGAAGATTGGTGCCGATGGACTTGAAGTAAACGCAGACAAAATTGAGATTTTCGATATGTTTTAATTTGGAGGTGACAAGTTATGTTATATAATATAAACCCAATGCTACTTATTGATTTTTATAAAGCGGTTCATGCTGAGATGTTGCCGACTAAGATAACAAAATCCGTTTCATATTTTACGCCACGAATGAGTCGTGTAAGGATGTGGAACAAAGTCGTGATGTTCGGACTTCAGGGCTTTGTAAAAACCTATTTGATAGATTACTTTAATGAAAGATTTTTTGAACGCCCTATAGACGAAGTCATTTCGGAATATGAGCGTATTATGGATGCTTCACTTGGTAAGGGCGTATATGGCTTGCAGAAAATAAAAGACCTGCATGCCCTTGGCTATCTCCCAATTGAGATATGGGCATTACCAGAAGGAACAAAGGTTCCAATGCACGTTCCGATGTTTTGCATAACTAATACGCATGACGATTTTGCATGGCTGCCGCAGGCTCTTGAATCGCTTATATCAGCCGAGGCTTGGCATCCAATGCTTGCTGCAACAGTTGGGGCGACTTATCGTGATATCGTCAATAAGTTTTATGATGAGACTTGCGATGACAGTGTATCACGAAACAAAGCCCTCGGTTCTTTTGACTTTAGAGGTGAAGAATGCACGGATTCGGCTATTAAAGCGGCGGCTGGTTGGTGTCTGAGTTTTGTAAATACAGCAACAGTCCCTGTTATACCATATCTTGAAAAGCTTTATAATTGCGATTGCACCAAAGAGTCTGTGGCATTTGGTTCACCCTCCACCGAACATGCTGTTATGTGTTCAAATTATGCAGTCGATGGTGACGAAATTACTTTGCTTAAAAGATTATTGACCGAGATTTATCCTGATACGAGTTTTTCTGCCGTCCTTGATTCATATAATTATTGGAATGTCATTGATAACGTTTTGCCACAAATAAAACCAGAGATTATGACGCACAATGGTTGCATGCTTATGCGTGGCGATTCGGGTGATTGCATAGAAGTTGTAACTAAAACAGTGTTTAAACTTTGGGATGAATTTGGCGGCACAATTAATAGTAAGGGATACAAAGTTCTTGATCCTCATGTAAAGGCTATTTATGGTGACTCAATTACTATCCAGCGTTGTGAAAGGATATATGAAATTTTAAAGGATAACGGCTTTGCGGCTAGCAATGTTGCACTTGGCGTTGGCTCATTTTCATTTCAGTGCGTAGAAGAAGATGGAATACTTAAACCATTTACAAGAGATACCTTTAGTTCTTGTATTAAGGCAACATACTGTGAAATCGATCATAAGCCGTATCCTATATTCAAAAACCCTAAAGAGGGCGGATTTAAGAAATCGCAAAAGGGTTGTTGTCTTGTTTATAAAGACGATAACGGCGAGCTCTGTTATAAGGACGAATATACTTGGAAAGAAGCTTCCTGTAATAGTAAACAAGAGTTAAAGGCAATATTCAGAGACAGCGAATTGCTTATTGATGACTCACTTGCTAATATCCGCAACAGACTCCACAATAATAATTTCTAATCTAAGCGAGGTGTTTTTATGAGTTATAATGACGATAATTATAGTCTGGATTTTAATTCTCACATAGCAGCGGAGATGTGTGTTGAATGGATTAGAGATTGGTTTGAGAACAATGGAAATGGTTGCAAAGCCGTTATTGGAATATCTGGTGGAAAAGACTCATCTGTTGTCGCAGCGCTCTGCGTTAAAGCACTTGGTAAAGAAAGAGTGTTCGGCGTGCTTATGCCAAACGGAGAACAGGCAGATATCAACTATGCTAATGAACTCTGCGAGTTTCTCGGTATTAATAATGTAACAATAAATATTGAATCATTTTACGATACTGCTATAGCAAAAATCAGTGACGCCCTTGAGACTGCCCTTAGCGAACAAACAACAATAAATCTGCCAGCACGTTTGCGTATGGCTACACTTTATGCTGTATCGCAGACAGTCGGTGGGCGTGTTATTAATACTTGCAATTATTCTGAGGATTATATTGGTTATGCTACAAGGTATGGCGATGGAGCAGGGGACATGGCACCGCTTGCGAAGTTTACAGTGCAAGAAGTAAAATCAATAGGTCGCTTTCTTGGTTTACCTGAGAAATTTATTGAGAAAACTCCTTCTGATGGCTTGTGTGGGAAGACGGATGAAGATAACCTTGGATTTAGTTACGATACTTTGGATAAATATATACGATATGGGGTTCTGCCCAAGGCAGAAATCAAGTCGAAGATAGATAATCTTCATAAGAAAAATGAGTTTAAACTCAAACCAATGCCGTCTTTTGATTATATTATTACAGTAGCCCGACAGAGAATTAATAGGGCAAGATAATTATAAAAAATGACAGCTGATTGATGTCAACTAAGTAATGCTAAGTTAAATCAATTATATGAAAGGCGAATTATTATGAGTGAATGGACATATTGTGAAGGCTATATCGAAGTTACGCCTTTTGGTAGGACTCAAGAAGAAAAAGCAACAGTGGATAACATTCCAGATTTTGGCAAAATTATGGAGGTATTTGTTTGAATATGACAGATTTAGAAATAAAAAAAATGTGGTATGACGCAGGTTTCTTTTATATCGATCGCTCTAGTGACAATTGTATCAACATAGCAACAGACGCAGTGTTTGATCGGGTTGGAAACCAATTTATAACTATCTATTCTGATGGCAGTTTTGAGGGCTGTGAAAGGACTTACGATGAAGATGCACCATTAAGTTTTACAGCAGATATGACTGAAGCTCTATTCAATACGATTGAATATTTAAAACAGTGCAAGATACAAGGAGGTAAGTCTTTATGTGGTTCGAGGGCATAGATGATATTCTTAATGCAGGTCGTGAGCCAGATCACAACAGGTTATTATATGACGTTGAAATTATTGACGTATATGATGAAACAGGGAGGTTGATAAAATTGTGGTATCGTTTCAAAAGATGGTTTAAAAACTGGCTGTACAAATTAAATCATAAGTGAGGTGGTATAGTTGAAGTTAGTAAAGTATTTCGAGAATGAAATCATTAATACTCCGTCGGCTAATATGAAAGGAGTGGGTGAACTTATTGTCGCCTTACAGGTCATTCGGGCAAGATTGTTATACATAGATGTTAGTAAATATTATGACACCTGTGATAAGCTAAATGATTTGTGCAGTATTTTGGTCGGAAATATGAGTCGTGAAGATTACAAAGAAAAATGGAAGAAAGACTGAGGTTGATAAAATGGAATATCTAACAAGCGAGAAATGGCATGATGATGCGACAATAAGTGCATACGTGAGGTGGATAAATGCGATGTGCCCAACAGTTAATTCGATAAATACGCTCCAAAAGACGGAAGAATTGTATACTCCATACCGTGCAACATTCTGTATGCCAAAGATTAGCGATTATTCTTATACTAAAGTGCAGGCAATCAATAAGAATAATAACACACGTTACGATGCGATGGAAACTGTAATTACTTTTGCTAATGGTGATAAAGTAACGGTATCATGCCCTATAGAAGAAGCCAATCAGTATACGGGCTTCTATACAGCCATAGCCAAATACGCCATGGGTAATAGTAACAAAGTAAATAATGAGGCAGATTATTGGATAAACAAACTTCCAAAGCAAAAAGCAAAAACAGAAGAAAAAGCGAGAAGGCTGAAAGAACAGGCTAAAAATATAAAGCGTAAGAAAGAACGCCGTTTGCAGAAAGAGCGTGAAGATATGGAAGCAAAAAGACTTGCAGATAAATATAAAATAAAGCTAATCGCTAATAAGAAATATGGTGTTCCACTTGACTTTGAGCCATAATAACTTTTATATAAAAATGTGATATAATATATATAAGAAGAAAAATAAACCGTTATTCTTCTTCATCAAAGAGGTCTTTTACTGATGTGCTAAGTGCCTCAGCAATAAGTCGAAGGGTTTCTAAGGTTGGCGAACGTTGTCCGTTCTCGATAAGATTGATAGCAGAAAATGAAACCCCCGACTTCTTTTCAAGTTTACGAAGCGTATATCCTCTTTGAGTTCTTATATCATATATTTTTATTATTATGCGCATGATAATAACCCCCTTTTGCAACATATATTGTGTTTACAATAGTGAACAAATGTAAAAAACTGTAGCAATTTAGTTGATTTTGTGGTATAGTTACATACAGAATAAGGCTTTTAAGCTTATAATAACCATATAAGTTTAGAATATACTTTGTCTGTATTGTTTGCAAAAAGGGGTAAATATATGATTAAAGCTAATGTTGTGATGTTGATAAGGAGGTCAAAAATGTAAACGTATTATAAAGAGATAATAATATACCGAGACGAGATAGAGATAGGCTAGGATATTAAGGAGAGAATGATATGATTAATTATAGTAGCATAATGGAAGAAGCACAAGCTGTAGTTGAAAAGTTTGAGGAACAAATCGAACTTTATATGGACAATGAACCCGAGAATGAATCCTCGGCAAAGTATGATAAGTGGAGTGAGGGGCTTGAAAAGCTTGAAACTATGCGTGATTTATTTCAGCATATAGTTGATGAATGTGAATATAACCTTAAATAAGGTAGACACAGATGTTTGATTTATTCATGTTGATAGGTTGCTGGATAGTTTACGGCATTGTAAAAGCTCACGAAAAAACTGAGCTTACTAAACGACTTCCGCCGAAACCAACTAAGCCTTATAACCTTGACAGGCAA